ATTTTATATACCTCCTTCAGCGGAAGACTTTGTAGGCTTAATGTATAAGTTTATTGGAAAAGGTAAAAAAGGTGAATCACAAATGAAGTTTTTAAAAGAAACCTTAATTGATCCTTTTGCTAGATCTTACAGAATGCTAAATCACGCTAAGCAACGTATTGCAGATGACTTCTCAGCTTTAAAAACACAACATGAGCCTGTTTGGTCAAGAATAAATGAAGATATAGGTTACAAAAACTTTACAGTAAATGACGCTGTTAGAGTTTATTTGTGGACAAAGAATGGTTATAAAATACCAGGCGCTAGCGAACAAGATGTTCAAGCTATGGTTAACTTTGTTAGAAAGTATGGTGATGTAATGAGTTTTGCTAATGAATTAGAAAAAATAACAAGATTAGATGCTTATCCTAAACCTTTAGAATTTTGGACATCTGGAAATATAACTCGTGATTTATACGACGTTGTTCAAAGAGTTAATAGAAAAGAATATCTACAAGAATGGATTGAAAATAAAAATGATATATTTAATCCAGATAACATGAATAAAATAGAAGCTCTATATGGTACACATTTTAGAGAAGCTTTAGAAGACATGTTATGGAGAATGGAAAACGGTACTAATAGAAAGACTGGTAAAAATAGACAAGTTAACCAATGGTTAGATTGGGTTAATAACTCTGTTGGTGCTATTATGTTCTTTAATATTAGATCAGCTATGTTACAAACAATATCATTTGCTAACTTTATAAACTGGACATATAATAATCCAATGATGGCAGCTAAAGCGTTTTCTAATCAAGAACAGTTTTGGTCTGACTTTAGTATGATATTTAACTCTGATACTTTAAAGCAAAGACGAGCTGGACTTCAAACAGATGTTAATGCTGCTGAAATGGCTAATGCTGTTAGATCTGGACAAGGACAAGTAAATGCTGCAATATCTTATTTATTAAAAATAGGATTTACTCCAACTCAAATGGCTGATAGTTTCGCTATTTCATTTGGTGGAGCTAGTATGTATAGGAATAACTACAACAGGTTAAAGAAACAAGGACTTACTGATAAACAAGCTCACGATACAGCTATGAATGACTTCTTAGAAGCTTCTGAAAAAGCACAGCAGTCAGCTAGACCAGATATGATCTCACAACAACAAGCTGGACCATTAGGAAGACTTATATTAGCTTTTCAAAATACACCAATGCAGTATATGCGTTTAACAAAAAAAGCTGTGTTAGATCTTAAAAATGGGCGAGGAGATGTAAAGACTAATATATCCAAGATTCTGTACTACACAACTGTACAAAATATACTTTTTAACGGTTTACAAAGCGCTCTATTTATGATGATGGGCTTCAGCGATGATGAAGAAGCTATTGAAGATAAAAAAGTATACGCACTTAACAATGCTCTTGATACAATATTAAGAGGTGGTGGTATTGCAGGTGCTTCTGTTGCTACAATTAAAAACATGTTGCTTAGATTTAAAAAGGAAGATGAAAAAGGTTATAGAGCAGATCACGCAAGAACATTAATAGAAGCTATTAACATATCTCCACCAATTGGAAGTAAAGCAAGAAAATTATATAATTCTTTTATATCTTATAAATACAACAAGGACGAAATTCAAAACTTAGGATTTCATCCGGATAACCCAGGAATACTAGGAGTAGCAAATTTTGTCTCAGCTACAACAAACATACCACTTGATAGAGCCGTAATGATCGTTAATAATATTAGAGCATCATCTGATAGTAATAATGAAGTTTGGCAAAGAATATCTACATTATTAGGTTGGAATTGGTGGGATGTTGGCATAGAGAGACCTAAATATAATTTTAGAACTAGTAAGACTAAAAAGAAAACAAGAAAGAAAAAATCTAGACAATGAAAAAACTATTATTAATACTTTGCATGTTAGTGAGCTTTAGTTCATTAGCTCAAAATGATGAAATAACTTATACAGAGGCTATTAAAGAAAAAAAGAATTCAACATTCTTTAAAGACTTGTATAAAGACTTCCTTAAATATGGAACGTTTTACGCTGCTGGTAATATAGGTAGCGCATACGAAACACAAAGACCTGATTTCTTTGTAAGAACTGATCCCGATAATTTATATGCTATTCCAGATGTAGTAGATCAAACAGTATATCATCCGTTTGATTACAGATATGGTATAGGTATTAGAAAACTAGCAAGATTTGATTATGAAGTTAAAGGTAACAACTTTTATAACGGTATAGGTGAAGACGAAAATAATGTTGGTTTATCTGCTCCTACAGCTGCTGTTGAAGGTTTAGAATATCTTGTGCATTATGAAAAAGAAAGAAAACGTGGAGAAGAATGGATTAATTCAAGGTTCTTTGTTAGACACACTGGTGATTATCACATAGTAAAACTAGAGCAAAGAGAGCAAGGTAATATAGGTTTTAAATATCAATCAGCTGAAGCTAGAGCAAGACTACCTATTGGTAAGAAATTTAGTATATCAGCAGGAGCTATTTATCGTACACATGAAAAAGCTTATGGATATAATCCAATTGAGATATGGTTAAATGAAACAGATGATAATGGTTTAGCTGCTAATCCATGGTACACCCTTGGATATGAATATGGATATTACGATACTTATTACACGGCTTATTATTATGATCAAGACGGAAACTACGTACAATTTCCAGCATGGTTTTGGATGGACGAGAACGATGTACTTGTAGCTCATACAGATGAAGTATTTAGAGATGAGGTTTTCCCTGATCTTATGAATCGTTATAATAATGATATTTGGGATACTCTAGATCCATATGGTGAAATTGCACCAATCATCGGAGCTGACTTTTATCACTTTAAAAATAAATTCTGGTTGCATGCTTATGCTAACTGGATTTTACCTTATCACAAGTATTTAAAAGGTGATGAAGATTTTAGTTATCTTAATAGAGATAACTGGGGCAAGGGTGGTTTAAGACAAGATTCAACACCTGAACAATGGAGTGATTATCAAGCTGGTTTAATGTTTGGATGGAAAGTTGGAAAAATGGTTGGAGTGTTTGTTGAAGGAGAATACACTAAATTCTGGGATTCAGAAATTTATCATACTAATTTTGGAATTAACATAACACTAAGATAATCATGGCAAAGCAATTAGGCGAAGATACTAAAGTAACATTAGACCTTAAAACGATAGGTATGATAGTCGCATTTGTAATAACGTTAGCAGGTATGTGGTTTACACTACAATCTGATATAGCTTTAGCTAAAGAATTACCGACACCAGTTATTGATAGAGTTGAATATGATCTAAAAGATGAGTTGATTCGTCAGACAATAATGGATACGCAAGATGATGTGGAGGAAATGAAAGAGAAACTTGATAAAATCGATGAAAGATTATATGAAATACAAAAACAACGATAATGAGATTTTTAATACTACTTTTAATACCATTTATATCTTTTAGTCAAGAAGACGTACCAGATAAATATTGGATAGATGATTCTAATTTTGAAGAAAAAATTAATGAACATCATAGATTTGGAGATGACGATAAACTCCCTATTGTTGTGGAGTTTTGGGCAAAGTTTAACGAAGCAAATTGTTTTGCTGAGTGGGATAAATTAGAAAATGCTATTTATTATAGAGTAGATATATCTAATGCTCCTATTGCAAAAAAAGAATATAGAGTCAGAATGGCACCTACAATTATATTATTTAAAGGTGGCGTGAAAGAAGATATGTGGAAAGCAGGGTTAGATCTTGTATTACCTGCAGACTTGGAAGAAATACAAGAATCAATTAACGAAGTCAATACGGCTTCTAAATTTTAGAAATATGTGTGATTTTAACTGTCCTTTTTGTAATGCCTGCTAGTAAAGGTTTAGGCGATACAATAGAGAAAATAACAAAAGCAACTGGGATTAAAAACATCGTACAGCGTGTAGCTGGAGATAACTGTGGTTGTGAAGAAAGAAAAAATAAATTAAATAAATTAATACCTTATAAATAATAATAATATGTGGAAATTAACAAAAGAATATTGGAAAGATATGTGGACTTACTTATGGAGTAAAACCACTGTAGATGAAATTATATTAGCTAAAGCTAGTGATATAAAAGATAAAGCTGCTAAATTAAAAGCTAAAGCTAAAGCAGTCAAGAAAGCTATAAAATCATAATGAATAGATTAACAAAACACGTATCATTTAAAGAAGGTGTACACAGTATAACAGCTTTAAGGCTAGGTTTAAAAAATGATCCCTCTGATGATCACCTACAAAGTATGATACTATTGTCAGAAAAGATATTTGAACCTCTTAGAATGCACGTAGGAGGTCCTATAAAGATTAATTCGTTCTATAGAGGACCAGAATTAAATAAAGCTATCGGTGGGTCAGCTAAGTCACAACATTGTAAAGGCCAAGCAATGGATATTGACGACACATATGGTAATGCTTCTAATAAAGAAATGTTTAACTGGATTAAAGCTAATTTAGATTACGATCAGATGATATGGGAATTTGGTACGGATGAAAATCCTGATTGGGTACATGTAAGTTATGTAGATCCTGGTTCAAATAGAAATAGATGTTTAAAAGCTTATCGTGAAGACGGTAAAACCAAATATATGGTTATCTAATGTTTAATTTAAAAAAAATATATGTATATTCAAAACTGTAAATCATTTAAAAAACATTTCAAAGAAACAATAAACGTAAAATTTAAAAAAATGACAGAAAGACAAAGAGATTATGGTAAAGTAATATCAATAGCAGTTCTAGCTGCTATAATTCTAGTTGGTGTACTATCTAGTTGTACAGTATATAGACAACCTCAAATGAAGATAACATCTGTGTTAGCTGTAACAGCAGAAGGAGATACTTTAAAATTACCTATAGATGTTATAAGACCTATATATAACTATAATACTTATCCTACTAACAGATACCCTATTACACCTAATTATTTTTATTATAGTCCACATAGGTATCAACCTATTTATAGTCAACATCCTTCTAGACCTAGCAATAATAATAATCCTAATATAAGTCAAAGTAATAATTCACCTGCTCCTAGAGTAGATAGAATAACTACTCCACCAAATCCACCTAATCCAGTTGTTGCAAACCCTAGAAAAAATAACTAATTATGAGTTTTAGATTAAAAGATAACAGTGTTCCAAGTGAGTTTAAAGCTAATTATGTTAGACCTACAAGTTTAAACATAAAGAAGAAAACTGTATTACCTAATACTGAGTATCAACCTTCTGCTTTAAAACAAACAGTAGTAGCAAGCTCTACATCACCAGGTAGTACTTTTCTTGGTACAATGGCTAATCTAGGATCTAATTTAGTTAATAAGTTTAAAGACACAGATTGGGAAGATTTTATTATACCACAGAGTATACAAAATAAAGTACCAATAAACGTACGTGCTCTTGCGGGTGATGTATTAGGACGTGATCGTGATATTACTGAAAGGCATTTAGATGATGATGAAAAAGAAGCTTTGTTAGAAGCTACAAAAAACGCGGAAAAAAGAGGAAGTGATAGAATTGAATATAAAGATTATGGTACTAATAGTCAATATGGAGATGTTGGTGGTGATAATGAAGAAAGTACCATGGATTTATTAAAAAGAATGACTGATCCTAAATATGCTTTAAAAACTACGTTTGGACAAATGGCATTTACAAAAAATGATGATGGAACTTATTCATATCAGGATAGGTACAATTTTAACGATGCTAAAGAGGGAGGAATGGATGCTTTTAAACAAGAACTAAAAGACAATCCAGATCTTACAACTTACCAAAAAATTAGAAAGTTTGCTAAATATCAAGGATCTGGTCCTGGAGAAGGATCTAAAGTAAATATAACATTATGACAACACCATTAAAGAAAAAAGGATGTGGCCCACGAGGTTTGGGAGCTCCTAACAAAATGATTTCACCGTTAAAGAAAAATGACAGCGATCCGTGTTGGGATAATTACGAGATGGTTGGAACAAAAAAGAAAAACGGTAAAACAGTACCTAACTGTGTACCAAGATAATAGAATATGTACGTACAAAAAAATAATCCATTTTCATGTACACCTTGTGGTCGTAGAAGAAACTATATGATGGTAGATAATATGGTATCACCATTTAAAGTAAAAAAGCATAAGAGTTGGACGCAAGCCGATAGAGATGAATACAGGAGAGAAAACCCTGATAGTGATTTAAAAGACCCTCAACCAGAAGGTGGGTCACGTAAAGATAGCTATTGTGCTAGATCTGCTGGTATACCTGATTGTAAAAATCCAGATGAAAACGGGGATTGTCCTAATGACATTGCTAGAAGAAAGTGGAAATGTGGACCTAAATAAATAAATTATGTGGAAATTATTTAAAGATAAAAACGAAATAAACGAAAAAAATATAATAGGATTTGCATCCTTTATAGTAATGACTTTATTTGCTGTAGCTGATCTTGTAACAAGCATTATCTATGTAGATGGTGGATTACAAATTAATGAAGTAATATATAACTCATTTGTGTGGGTTACATTAGGTTGCTTTGGAATATCTGCTTTTGAAAAGGTTAAGAAATAGCTTTTAACATATCATCAAACTTATCTAACTGGATCATATTCGATCCATCGCTCCAAGCCTTTTCTGGTTTTGGATGTATCTCAAAGAAATAACCGTCAACGCCTAGTGCTTTGGCAGCTTTAGCTAAGTGTATAGCATACTCTGGATTACCATTTGTTGTATTACCTGAATTAGGTTTTTGCATTGAATGAGTACAATCTATTATAACTGGTACACCTAATTCCTTCATGTCGATTATCTGTCTAAAATCTACAACAAGATCTCCCATGCCAAACATACTACCTCTTTCAGTCAACATAACATCTTTATTTCCTGTAACTCTTACCTTATCAATAGCATGTATCATATTCTTACCACTAACAAATTGTCCTTTCTTTATATTAACAGTTCTACCTGTTTCACCTGCAGCAACTAATAAATCAGTTTGTCTACATAGGTAAGCAGGTATTTGTATTATATCTACGTATGGCTCTAGCGCTTTAGCTTGCCATGGTTCATGTATGTCTGTTGTGATCTTTTCTATACCATATTCTCTAAGAGATCTAAACATAAATTTAGCTTCATCTATACCTATACCTCTTTTAGATAGTACAGATGTTCTATTAGCTTTATCAAATGATCCTTTAAATACATAATCAAAGCCATATTTAGCAGCAAGACATTTACCATATTTAGCAGTTGTACTTACTGTATGCCAGTCTTCAAGACTGCAAGGTCCCGCAATTAACATTGGTTTTTTCATATTGTGTGGATTATTGTTATTACGTGGTTTGGTATATATTTTCTTATTAATTTTTCCCATTCATCTTTTGACATTAATGTGCAGTGCATATTTTCACCATCAATAAAATAAGCGTATGAAGGACGTTGTGGTATTGATATTATTATTTTACCAGAAGTTAAACTAGCTATATCTTTTAATACATCTGGTATTTCTTCTAGTGGTATATGTTCTATAACATCATTAACAATTGTTAAGTTAAATTTAATATCTGGTCTTTTGTTATACTTAGGGTGATAAGGATCATATCTATAAAAACCAATAAGGTTTTCACCAAGATGCTCTGTAAACGACATATTATTAAGTATTTTCTTATGCCATGCTTCTGCTGATCCACAGCCATAATCTAATAATAGTGTACCAGGATTTTTATCAACAAATTCTTTAACATTTTTCAATATGTTTTTCAATCCTCCACCGTTACCATATCCAGTACTCTTTATTTTAAAAGATCCGTCAGGTTGTAATACTTTATATCTACCACCCTCGTGTAACGTTTTGTATTTGTTTGCGATTAACATCGCCTTGGGTGTTGATTTCATATCCTTCATATTTTGTTTCTATTACCTCTATATCGTATAATCCTAATATTCTATTTTGTTCTAGATTTTCTTTAGGATAATTGTCTTTCATTCCTCTGTATGCTTTTAACAGGTAAGGTGAATAAGCATATATACCTAAATGTCTATCACCATAACCTATATCAGATCTCGTGAACCATAATGCTTTATTGTTTTGGTGTATAACCTTAACATCATTTGCTTTAGCTCCTTTTGTATATGCTGTTAAGCATAATGGACTAAATGGTGATAATAATTTTTTCTTAATAGGTTTTATAGTTTCATGACTTATATCAATCATGTCTCCTTGTATATTCATTACATAATCGTAATTACCTACTAAATCTATAACAACTCGTTTAGATAATCTATGTGTACCATTGCTTGCTTTACCTGTCATGATACACCACTTTTGTGGTATTAATTTAGCAATACGTTTACTATCAGTAGCTACAAACGTGTCAAATCCCATCATACGTACTTTATCAAACACAAGACGTATTAAAGGTTCATCATCGAACTTTATTAACATCTTATGTTTGAGTCTAGTACTATTCAGTCTTGCTGGTATTACTACAGCTATATTCTTCATATCTCTGTACCTGAAGTTCTTCTACTTATATCATCGTGATTAAACTCAGCCCAATATAATTCAAAAGCTATACCATCATCAATACCTTCAAACTGATGAAACTTCCCTGGTTTTACCATAGTAAAATCTCCAGGTCTGAGTATTGTCTCATCAACAAGACCTTGATCATCTTGCCATACTCTGACAAGCATTGTTCCGGATTCAACATAAAATCCATTCCATTTAAATTTATGTTCATGTTCTGAACATTTAAATCCTTTCTTAAATTCTATTCGGTGAAACTCAAATACTCCATTCGCATGGACTTTTTCAGTCTTACCCCAAATCTTTCCTGCTTTCATATTCTATTAAATTTAAAATTTTCTCTATTAATTCTGGTTTCTTTTCTGCTAAAAAGAAAACTCCAACGTGTTTACCTTTTTGAAGATCTTTTATATCTTGTACTTTATAAGGAACATATCTACCACAAAATGTATTATATATTTTATTTGATATTGCCTCATTAGCACTTTCTATAAAAGGATTATTATTTATTATTGCTATCTTCATTTAAAAAATATTTAAAATTATAATAAGGTTCTCTATTCTCACTACGAATTTTAAAGTGTTTTATACTTTGATTCTTTTTATTATGAAAATGAACACTAGTGGATATTCTAGGTGTCATTGATTCAGCTTTATGATATTGACCTATAGGTATATATAATAAATCTCCAGGTTCTAATTCATATTCAGCTATAATTGTTTTAGGTTTTTCTGGAGCAAATTCCTTATACATAGTCCATTTTGTTTTACCATGATTATGCAATAAAAAGTTTTCAGTACTATCAGCGTGAGGTGGAAAGCTTTTGCTCCCGCCCCCGGGTGAACAATATACATTAGCACACCCCATCCCAAAATATCTTTCTATTGCACTGCAAATATCAACCAATCCTTCTTTTTGATATTCAGCCATAGGTATAACAAATGATTTACCTTGTTTCCAAAACTCATATACTTGATTTTTAGTAAAAAATGGTTGATCAAGTTTTTTAGATCTTACTTTGTCTAAACAAAACCTATCATCTTTATCGTCATAATTTAATATTTGCAAACCTCTTATATAAGGATATTGATTTACATATTTATTAAAATCGTCCCATGTATATAGATTCTTCATCCATTCGGTACAAGCTCCACATTGTGCTTTTATAACAAAATGTTCTTTACCCCAATATTTAGTAAAGAACTCTTGTACAGTCATCGGGTGTATTAATTCATCAAAACTATCCATCGCAACTTAAACAATTTTCGTTCATAGCAGCATCGGCAATATCACCTCTTAGTACTGATTCTGTTCTCATGTAATATAAAGTTTTAATACCTTTCTTCCATGCTTCTAAATGAACTTTGTTAATAAACTTAGGATCAACTTGAGATGGGAAAGCTAAGTTCAAACTAACAGCTTGATCTATATATTGCTGTCTTATCCCAGCTTGATTCACTAATTCCAATTGATTTATCTCTTTAAAAGTTTTATATACTTCTTTTATAGGTATATCCTTTTGAGGGCCTACCATAACTTTATTAAGAGCTTTAATACCTTGTACAGAACCGCCATCCTTTAGTATTTGTTTCCATATCTTTTCTGTATTAAGATTATGTTCTTCTAATACATTTACCAAAGTAGGGTTTTTACGAATGAACGTACCTTTCGCGCTTTGATCCGTAAATACGTTAGCAGCCCATGGCTCAATTCCTGGAGATATGTTTCCAGCAAGCTTCGAATTACTAACAGTGGGAGCAATAGCACGAAGGTGAGTATTACGCATACCAGTACCCACGCACCAGAGAGGTTCTCCAAAAGTCGCCGCAAGTGCCATACTTGCTCTTTCAGATTCGATTTTAATTTGTGAAAAAATTCTTCTTGTTTCATATTGCGCTAATAATCCTTCGAAGGGAAATCCTTGTTGTTGTAAATATGTATGCCAACCTAAAACCCCTAATCCTAACGCTCTACCCTTTTCAGCAGATCTTACAGCATTTTCAAATCCTCTTCTATTTTTTGCTTTTTGTATAAATTCCTCTAATACACCGTCTAAAAACCATATGCTATCATAAATTAAATTAGAGTCTTTCCATTCGTGGTATTTAGCTAGATTTAAACTAGATAAACAACATACAAAGCTATGGTTTTCATCCGTGTGTAATACAATCTCTGAACATATATTTGTCATAAATACTTTCAGAGCATTATCCTTATACATACTAGGGTTTTGTTTATTAACATTGCCCTTAAACATTATATAAGGCTCTCCTGTTGCTTTACGTTTTTGAAGTAGTTTACCCCATTTACGTCTAGCAACCTTATCACCGTCTCTAAGTTTACGCATAAACTTATCACCGATTATAGTACACTGATGTAGGTTTAATGATTGTCTATTTACATCACCCTTAGGTTCTCTAATTTCTAACCAATCTTCCCAATCCTTGTGATCTATATTTAAATTAACCGATGCAGCTCCTCTACGTACAGCTCCTTGATTAGTAGCTAGTATACTAGAGTCGTATAGTTTACAAAAAGGTACAACACCATCTGATGTACCATTCATTGTAATCTCTGCCCCGGCTGGGCGGATCTGATTAATACCAATACCAACTCCTCCACCATGTTTAGCTAATAGCATCATCTCTAGGTTTTTAGTTCCAATGTCTAATATACTATCAGCTACATCAATACCAAAGCATGATATAGGTAATCCTCTTTCAGTTCCTGTATTTGATAACACTGGAGAAGCTAAACAAAGCCAACCTTTCCATATGTAATCAAAAAATATGTCAGCCATTTCTGGCTTTCTTAAACGTCTTGCTACAGTTGTAGCCACACGTTCATATGCTTCACGTGGTGTTTCTCCATTATATAGATAACCACCAGTTATAGTTTTTTTGTATACGTCTGCGTCTGCCCACTCTGGGTAATCAACGCCTTTTTTCCATCTATTACTCCACATTATGTTATTAAGTGTTTAATCCAGGCGATAAGCCCATTAATGTTTAATGCAACAAGGTTCCATTGTTTTCTTGATGCTACTTGTACTAACACACAACAAAAGCCAGCTATGTATAGCACAGGTTCTACAGTCCATTGTGCAGCTACTAAAAAGCCCGCACCCATATAACCTACTCTACTAGCTAGTCTTTCGCTTGGTGTTAATTTTCTATTTCTTATTAAGAATCTTAAAATCTTTCTTTTCATATATTACCAGATATTTTCGAAATCTTCTCCCTCATTTGCTTTGCTGTAGTCGGTCGGCCTAATAGCAAAAAAGTCAGTATGGGTATGACCACCAGTAAGATGATAAAACCAATCCAGCTTTTTCGCGGCTTCTTTGTCGTATTCAAATTCTTCTGAGAGATCGGTGTATCCGAGCTCCACAAGTTTTTCATTTAATCTTTTCTTTATAAATTGTTTCAAGTCATAAGATTTTAACCCTTCAATATCCCCTGCCTCAAACATCTTATCTATATATTTCATTTCAGCATCATGCATGATATGTGCTGCTTCTAGTATATGTGGTCTGCAAGCTTGTTTTAAAAAGTCTTTTTCTTCACACATATGTCTATATAATCTACAACCCATTCTTGAGTGTAGAGATTCGTCCCTTACGGACCATTTCATTTGTTGGCCAACGCCTTTAAGTAAATTTCGTAACTGAAAGCTATAAAGTACTGCAAAGGCAGAATATAAAGAAACTCCTTCAGCGAAAGCACTAAAAACAGCCAATGATCTACCAATCTCAATAGGATCGGTGCCACTATATGAAACGAGATTATCAAAACGCTCAGCCGTAGCTGGCTCATGTAAAAACGCTTCAAAGTCTTCAAGTCCCAATGTTTCATTTAAGTAACTATAAGCTACAGCATGTATTGTCTCTTGACTTCCAAACATCATGGCCATCTGCTGTATTTCGTGTTTAGGAAACCATGATACTACTTTCTGAGTCCAGTAATCACTTACTGCACATTCAGTCTGAGCAAAACCTAGTAGTATATTACCTACTAAGTTTTTCTCTTCTTTTGTTAATTTTTCATTCCAGTCTTTAACATCACCACTCATTGGTATTTCAGTGTGTAGCCAGAATGCTTGAGCTTGTTTTAACCAACCCTCAGTATAATACTCAGGGTACTCAAAAGGTTTGTACGGTATACGTGCATCAAATAATCCCATATTAATCGTAATTAAGTGTTAAACAAATGTCAAATATAAATACATATAATACGTGATCTATTTTGTTATTATCCAGATCAGGATAATTTCTATACCCAAATAATAAGCCTTCGAATAATCCAAAGCTTAATTCCCATCTTGTTATTTTCATATTATCTTCCTTGTCCTCTATAGGGAGTACCGCTATAGTACTTCCCTGTTTTTTGTTTTGTGTTTCTATTTTTACTGTGAACACCAGGCCTTTTCTTTTTAGGCTTCCATTTGTAAGCTTGTAATATTAGTCTAGCCATTTTGTTTTAATATTAATTCTACTGTTGTGTCACATTCTTTTTGATTCTGAGGTTTATATAATACTGAGTTTAAATTATGTTCTGCATAATGCTTAAATAATTTCCATCTCATTGGAAAAGCTTCATTAGCTCTACCTTTTGTTTCTATTATAAAACCTTTACCAATAAAATCAGGAGTATATTTAATAGGTAATATCTTTTTATTACCTCTATCTTTATAATCACCTTTTCCATTAGCACATCTTTCATAACAAGTCTTGTTTAAATCAAAACCTTGAAAGATCGTATACGTACTACCTTCATAGGCAGCAGGTATCTTAGCCGCTTTTAATGCTTTATACATATAAGCTTCTAGTCCGCTAGCAAACTTAATCCCGTCTACAGTAATTTTCTTACTAACAACGGGACCTCGTTTTCTTCTATAATTCTTCTTCCTCATGTACATCTATATTATCTAGCTGCGTTTCATATTGTTTAAGCATTGATTCTTCAACCTCATCTTGTAAACATCTTTTTGCAGCTTCAATATACAATAGAGCATCCATTATCTCTTCTTGTACATCAGTTAAAAACATATGCAGATCTTTCTTACCTGTTTCTATTTCGTTTTGCATTGTCTGACCATATTTCTTTTGGCCTATAATGCTACGATCGTCCATCTTCCTCAGTACAGCTTGTACTATCTTGTCTTTTGTCTTAATCTGCATTTTTCACAAATGTTCCGTTAATCATTTTACCTTTTCGTTTCGATATAACATTGTATGCTTCTGCTATACACGTCTCTATATGTACTCCGTTCAAATGTGCTAGATTAGTTAATACTACAACCATATCACCTATTGCGTCAACAACTTCGTCATGGTCTTTTTCTAATGTAGCTTTAGCTAACTCACCCATTTCCTCTTGTAATTTAATCAACTGTGTTTTTGTATCGCCCTTGTCATATATGCCTCTTTCATCAGCCCATTGTCTAATGTTTTCAAACATTTTTAAAGGTTTCTTAGAGCATTTAACAGGTTTTCTTACGTCAACAATATCTGCATTCTCTATAAATACTGAGAAGGCTTTATTGTATACATAAGATCTATCATCGTTAAACATAGACGTTTTTACGTTCTTCATTATCCAATCTATTGAACGTGGAGTAATTATAAAATCGCCGTGTTCCGTTGTCCATTTATGGCCGATCATATCAAATAATCTACCTTTTAATTTATCTACTGGACAAGGAAATGTTGTAGTTTGTTCAGTCACGTTTATGTTCATATTCTTGTTATTTTTATTTAAGTTTCTATAAGGTACCATATCTACTCGGTAACCCCATTCACGTTGTAATTCTATCTCTTTACTTGATATATAATCTATATCATCAGAGCTTTCTAGTATTTCATATTCGTCAGATGAATATCCTTGTTGAACTGTGACCCGGTTATTAAGATCACAGGTAACACCAATCTTTTTACCTGGAATATGATAAATATAATACATCATAATTTATCGTTATATATATGCATGTTGTGTGCGTGATGGTAATACCATCCAATGTCCATATTTAATCTGTCTGCAACTAATTTTTGTAAATTACTAAAACAGTATTGGTCATTACAAAAACCGTACCAGAGGTCATTAGAACGCATATAAACAGACATATTCAGTTTATCATTAAGTATTGTAAATTGAACAGCATACGTACAAGGGGTATCTTTCTTGTATTTGTCATGCTCTTTACAATCGTATATACTAATAGCTGCATGTCTAGTTTCTTTCTTCTTTCTTAGTTTAGCTACGACATAATCAATTTGATTCTCTCGTTCCCATTGCCAACCATAGTTAGACATTACTTTACCTTTGCTATTAGACATCTTTACCCATATTGGTGGTATCTTACCGTATATAGACCCTAGCTTTGATATGCTATTGTCACCAGATAAATACCATTGCCATTCGGCTTCAGCATAATCATGTTTCCAATTACGATCTAAATTTGTAATGTGATTATCCATAGGATTCTCCATTCTAAAACCACAGTTAAATATAGCTTTGGTGTTATCAAAATCAACACCGGTCTCTATTATGTGATCCCATAAGTAATTATACGCATGATTAGCGTTATAAAATTTATCTTCCATATTTCTTATAATAATATAATTTATATTCAAATACTTTTTCCCATATTGTACCTGGTCCATAAGCATCAGACGTACCTAGTAATTTACGATTAGGATATTTTCCTTTCTCAATATCTACAACCCATACTCTTTCACCCCATTTAATTGCTCTTGGAGTTATACATATGTCATTATTGTGACACCAAGTATTAGCTTCTGATTCTTCTATACTAGGAGTGTAAACACCCATACCGTATTTAGTTTTCCCATGGTAAGGACTCATTCTTCTCGTCTAATACATTAACTTGTGGTACAAATGAACCTGATTTAGGTTCCCAAGTAAAAAATGATTCACCACCATTTTCACCCAGGTTTTGAAACTTAACTTTTAATACTTTTACTTTAGTATTTTTAGCTTCATAATCTCTATGTACTAACAAACCGTGGTAACTAGCGTCATACCATTCACCACCACCTTTTATATTATACATAGTTGGTTCTTGTATTTTTCCATTTTGATCTCTCATCATCTTTGTCGGATGTGCTACTATAAATGTTAAAACATCATACTTTTTACAGAACTGCTCTATCTTAGATAGATAATCCATTGTATATCTATTAACATCATCTGACACCGCGTTTACATCTCTTATTTTATTATAAGGATCTATAACTAAGCATTTAATACCTTTACGTTTTACCAACTCAGCACCTTTACGTAAAACAGACTCTAAACTATATTTATCCATATCGATAAAATAGTAATTGTCATTTACATGTTGAGATACTTGCTTCCATTGTTCGCCACCTATATCACCAGGTGATGGCATATCTCCCCATGTTTTCCTCATTAGTTTGTGAGCATGTAAATAAATAGGTGCGTTTTCAGGACTAGCAAATGCAGTCTTCCAACCATACTGTTTATTATACCCTACGACCATTTGATCAACAAAATCAGACTTACCGCTACTAGGTATCCCAGTAACAGTGATGAACTGACCAGTGTATGTACTGAATATTTGGTCAAAGTTTGGTAAACCAACTTGAAAGCCCGGTTTAAAACCATGTTTAACAAAGTCTTTAAGGTCATTTTCTACGTTTTTAAGTGTTGTTACATTTTCTAATGGTACCTGATGTGCGTCATGTATAGCATTCTTTAAATCGCTAGCTCCGTATTTAACTAAATACTCGTTAGCATCTTTACAATCTAAGAAATCTACTAAATAACAATTTTCAGCTCCAAGTCTACGAATAAACTCTTGCTTTAACATTGTTCCAGGTTCATCAGCATCTACTGCTAGTATTATCTTTTCTTTATCTTCAAAATAATCTATACAGTTATCTAAGTAATCTAAGTTGTTGTGATTTAACGTTGCTCCGTTAGGAACTGATATTACGTTAGGCACACCTGCCTCGTGTAAAGATAATGCATCTATTTCTCCTTCTACAATAACACATGTATCTCTATTAACTATACTGTTAATATTATAAAATACTTTCTCAGCACCTTTGTATAACTTAAAGTTTTTAGCACCATCTCTGTATTTTATATTTATAAGTTTATTACCCATAAAGTAATTAAACTTTATTGTATTCTCTTCCTTACCAGTTTGAGGCATATACTCAGGACCTTCAGAAACATTTAATGCTTCTAAAGTATCCTGAGATATTCCTCTAGACTTAAACCATTCTACAACTTTACTACTGGGAGCTTTATGACTTTTTGTAGAGAAAGTCGGGCGTACGTATTCACGTTCGCTAGATCCCTTACGTTCGTAAGTATGTAGTTGAAAAGTTGAATCACAGTTGTGGCAAGTACCGAGACCACGTTCCCAATCATAAGAAGCACATTTTTTCTTCTTATTTTCAGGCTTTCTTGTGTGGGAACACAAAGGACAAATCCCCTGTGTTTTACCCACTTCAAGATCATGCTGATTGAATTCATCAATCGCAAATCCATTAATCTCTCTATTTTCTACTTGCATCTATAATATTTAAAACGGTAAGTCTTCTTTTACTGCTGCCGCTGCTGGAGCTGCTTGAGCTACCTGCGCTGGCTGATCTTGTCTTGGAGCTACGGCTACGTTGTCACCGTTGGTCCATACTACCTTAACATTACCAAGATAAGTTTTAGCAGTTTTAGCTTCTCTTTCCTCTTTCGTTTGTTGAACGACCACAGGACCTTGATTGCCAAACTGATCTACTTCATCATTAATAGTAATTGTAATAGGTAGGTATTTACCTTTCTTACCTTCGATAATTTTATCTTTAGGTATTTCTTGAAGGTTAATACTTGTTGCTATTATACTCGCCATAATTAATAAGTATTTAATTGGTTAAACATTCTAGACATCTGAGTTTTTGTTGCACCCGTCAGTCTTCTTAAATTATCAACAGCTTTTACATGCGATTGATTTGTGTAAAAGTTATTTACACTTGTGTTCATGCCAGTGACATCACACGTTCTTTTTCTTGTTCTTGCCATATAATTAAATTTAAAGTGTTTTGCTTATGAAATATTGTTTTGGATTAAAATCCTTGGTTTTAAAGAACAGCTCATAAGCTTGTTCTGCTCTTTCGACCTTGTCTTTACCTGATTCATAAAATTCAGGTGAACAATCAAATATACCCAATTGGTGTGTTGTTTTGTCTATTACTATAAATAACATATCATATCCAAATAGTTTTCTATATATGTAAGCTTGAGAATCGTAGTTATATCTATAAGCACTGCCTCTAAATTTTCCAATATCTGCAGTTGTCTTTAAATCAATTACTAATTTCTCTTCGTGATTAACAATATCAGCTTTTCCTTTCCATGTATATTTATCTAGTGTTTCTACACCAGGTTGTTCATAATCTACCCATTCGCCTTGTATTAATCCTTTACAAACATTGTTATTCATCATCTTATCTTTCATCAATTCTATTTGATCTACTTCATGTTGTAATAAACACAACTCACCACCTGACATCTCTTTATAAACCTTAGTGTTTCTAGTTGTAGCTTGTATTATCTTAAACTTCTTGAGCTTATCTGGCTCAAGTATAGCTGTATGAAAATATCCGCCTACTAAAAACGCAGCCGATGGCTTACTAGGTTCTCCGAATGCCAGAGGGTTTTTTAGTAATGTACTAATATCTGAGTTGCTTAAGTATTTCCTGCCAAAGTCTCCATAATAATTTTCATCATCACGGAGCTTTTTAAGGATCTCTTCTTTCTTCATTCTATAGTGTTGTTAATTCCTTCTCCTGTTGTGGAGTCAACTGATACTTAGCTTTGATTGCATCTATTTTACCGCCTGATTTAACATAATCTACAGCCTTCTTAATATCCTGTAGTTTATCTTTACCATGCGTATTAGTAGCATCACTGTCTGCAGTATCATCTATTAAAAATAAATTTCCTAAAGCATATTTCTTACCGTAAGAAGATGCACTACCAAATTGCTGAGGTGTTTGCATACCTTTCTGCATGAGATCTACTCCAACGATAGCTTTCGCCTTTAGCCGCATACCTTTTTCGTCGTGTATAGCAGCAGTTGTTTCAATAATAGGTGTTGGTCCTTCAGATAATAATTTCTCATTAACTGTGACTGTAACACCATACTTCAATAAAAACGGTTTGATTGCTTCTAAGATGTCTTCGGCTGATCGGAAATTATATTTGCCGAAGGAGTTAAATCTACTTTTCTTCGATTTAAACTCAGTCTGGATCTGAGCCAGCTTTTGTTGTAAAGTCATATTTAATTTAATTTTAGTCTATATATATAATTACACATTAGCGAACACCATTTAAATGATTATTCACTCTATAACTTACAGATAATCAAGCACTTGAGTGTAGTCAACATTGTCTATCAATTTGTCTACAGCTTGCTTTTTTAACTGTGAAACTCTTACATAAGAGCTTTGTCCGGGTATACTAAGTTTTGTAGCTATTTCTTTAGCAGAATGCTTATCACAATCTAATCCATAGCTTAATCTTAATACTTCATACTCCCTTTCATTTAAATGCTTTTTTAGTAAACCCATTAAGTATACATTTAATAAAGCCATGTTATAAGGTTCTGATTTATCAGGTATCTGATATACCATATTCTCATCATTATTAGGTTTACTATCAATACTTAAAAATATACTGTTAAAAAACATTTCAACCATCTTTTTATCTTTACCAAAAGATCTCCTTATCTCGTTCATCTTGTGCTCAGGTATACGCATATCACCTCTATTAGAGTCAATGCCTCTACGTATCGCACCTCTTATTCTTTTAGATAAAAATGATTTGATAGTTTTCTCTTGATCTTCAGACTCACTTAAAAGAGTTTTGTCAAGCCTATCTACTGCAAAGGTTAAACCAGCATTACCTTCCTGTATTATGTCCATAATAGTCATAACACCTGAAGCTTGTTGTGATGTGGAAAATTTTCTTGCAATATTTTCAACAAGAGGTAAAAACATGGTAATAGTCTGGTCTCTATTTAAACCTGTAAAATCACCAGCTTCACATTGTTGTTTTAGGTGCTTCGGTACGCGATGTATAGCATCGGCTACGTCAGTCTTCCACCTAATATAATTTTTAATATTATACTTCTTCATTTAATATTTGTTTTTCTCGTTTTAAAGTATCACACATATGTCTATGTATGGTTCTAGTAGAACAACCTAAGCGTTTAGCAATACGACTGATAGTAATCTTTTCAGCTTGAGATATTATTTCAAGCATAGCGTCATATATCATATCTCTATCAATGCTAGATCTACCTATTAGTTGACCTACAATTTTTAATTTACCACTCAAGTCTAACCCAGAGTACGGTTTGAATACTACTTTACGTAGCTTGTTAACAGGTGGATCACCACCTTGATTTATAACATCTTTTATCATTTCATGTAGCAATTTATCTTTAATGAAAAAGGTTACAAAACCATTTTCTTTATCAGCTAAAAAATGACATATCGATGCAAACTCTAAATCAAGTAAATCATCATTGAGATATTTTAATACAAGCATGTGCCACTTCAATGATTTGTATGTAGTTATCTTAGCCTTGCTATTAAACAAGTGATAACATTGATACGTACCATCTTCATAGTATCTATATTGTTTGGTTTCAATAGTAGGTACATCAGTATCAGGATCTTTCCTATATATGATGCGTCTATCATTTAGCCATTTTAAATTTCTATCTTGTGACATTTGCCTATTACTTATTATATCTTATAGCCTATTGTCATCGTTGATTATTTCAACTCTGACGTTTTCCCATTTTCCACCCTTTATTGAATCATTGACTAAAAAGTCAATGCGATGTTTCCATCTTGAATTCATTCTATCTTCAACAGTCCATATACCGTCAAGATTACCGGCTCCGGTAACTTTAACTTTTACGCCAAATACCAAGCCTTCTGCTTCTAAATCTTGTGATACAGCTATCCATCTATGTTTTAATGGATTATTCATATCTATCTTTTTATTGCTAGCTGTAATATTCGGAGTACTATCCGTTTGCTCCGGTGTAGCATGATAAATCGTCGCTGTAACCAAAATGATTTTTAATATATTTTCTATCATATAATTGTTCTTTGTTATGCGCTATATGTTTTTTGTCATACACGTAGTATAACCAGTACGCGTGTATAGCACAATCACGCTTAAACTCATCAGGCATAGCCTGTGGCGGTTGTATAAACTTACCATCAGGCATACCAAATGGACAGAGCTCTAATGGCTCTTTACATTTAGTTATTGTCAAATGAGTTTTATTATATCTTTTATTATATTCATCACCTAATGCTATCATGTGATTGTAAAGCCAATAGTATTGTTTTACATTTTGTCTACACCATATTGTTGATGGATGGTTATAATGAGCCGTTTTATAAGGAATATAATCAGACTTATAACCAACCTCTTCTGCCCAATGGTGATGAGCTGTACAAAGCATTTGCGCTGACTCAAGTATCATCTTGACTACATGTTTATTATATTGTAGTCTAGCTGCCTTGTCAGGACATTTATCTAAGTAAAATATATTCATAATGTTTCTCGTATCATAATATCAGTTAGCTTATCGCATAACTGATCATAATTAGTTTCGTTTATACTATATTCTTGCTTGCCGTTTACATTTACTGTAACTCTCCACAAGACTTCATTTTTAAATTTTCTACTCATAGTTTCTTATAGTTTTAAATAGCGGGTGTCTGTACGAACCTGCTTTTGTTCTTTGAAAATAAGTAAAGGTAGCACGTTGACCTATATAGTCATCAACTTTCAGTAGCATATTTGCAAGGTCCTTGTAGGTATAACCTTTGCCCGGTGGACAACCGAACTGTACGCCTTCGTCATCTTGCATCAGAAACTTTCCGATCGTGCCTGTCCTTTTACCTTTACCTAATTCATAACCGATTATGGTTGCTTCAGTATCGCTGAAGTCTTTGAATTTCATTAAGTCGTAAGACCTACCGTGTTTGTATAAGCCATCTAGCCTTATGATAGAGCCTTCGTAACCTTCATCAAGATATTGTTTGTGTAATGTTCTAGCATAATTGTAGCTATCTACAAGCTTTGCAGGAACATATCTGACACAATAACTATATATATCTGAAGTTACTAGATTATTCATACGAGTTTTGTAGCTGTTATACTGCACGCCATCGAAATAATCGTAGCAATGAAACTGAGTTAGATTTTTAGCATCTAACCTGTCATCATCGGTAGGTTTTTGCTTACGAACTAATGATATAATTTTTTCGAAGTCATCTTTTAGATCATGATTGTATAACTCGCCATCGAGTACTACATCAGGTTGTTGATCAAAGAATGATTTTAAAGATAACTCAATATGAGCTATATTTTTAAATTGTTTACCTGTACGTGAGAACGCACCATCTTTAGTAAATAGACAGCGAACGCCGTCAAGCTTTGGTTGTATGTATAATGGTTTTGACCAGTCAACTCGATTATTATCAAATTTGTGGGCCAGCATCGGTTTCATCTGTGTCATCTATATTATCTAATTTTGTTTGTATAATTTCTAATCTTCGTTTTATTATCGCTGCTTTCATAAATTCTTCTTTACCTTCATATAAAGCTAACAACGTGTGTAGCCTAGCCATTTCAGCTAGCAAGAACTCTTCAGGTGATTCTCTGAAAGGCATAAAACCCTTCATTAAATCTGCCACACTCATAGGTGTAGACATTTGATGGTACTCTTGCTTGAATTTGTATAGCATTTTTTTGATAACAGCGTCAGTTATCAAATCTATAGTTTTATCATTTATATTATCCAAATCCATTCGTATTTAGTTTGTGAAATTAGGGTCTTCTGCTTTCATTAATCTTGTTTTACCATTAGCAAAATCAGTGTATTCCATATCTTCCATATACTTAGATATAATCTTCTCTGGTTTTAATACAAATACACATTTGGTTGAGTATCTATCCCAACAACTAATCCATATATCTTCTTTACCTGACCATATGATATATGTATATTGGTGATCTATATTACCTTGTTTAGGGTATAGATAGCAACTGTCATAGTAATGATCATGTACTAGCTTTGCAGCCATAGCACTACCATCTTGTCTACCATTAGCATGTATCCAGTTTGCTAACTGTACACCTTGCCATTCAGGATAACCATCATGATGTAAATACATATTTACATAGCTTTTGTCACTAAAGGTTGATGGTGGTGCAGCAAATCCTAATTCAGATTCTTCTGCATGTCGTCTATCTACGACCATTGTTAAATTTCTTGTACTCATTATTTTTTATTTTTATAATCGTTTCCCAGTATTACTGTCTGGATTTTATCTGTTAATTCTCGACTACATACACAATGTTCATATGGTTTGCCTTCAGCTGCGTCAAACTCTTGACATAGTTTTAATATAGCCATTATTTTATTTATGTTATTTAATTCCGCCATTTTTTATAGTTAATCTTATATTTCTAAGTTGACCATGAAAATTACTCCATTTATCAGATTCTTCTTCAAAGTATGAATGTTCGATTCTTTTTTTCATCTCTTTTTCTATAAGAGATAACAAAGTCACCATAACATCTTTACACATCATCTCTTTCTCTGAATAATGCAAAGCCAAGCTTAGCATAGTTAATAATATCTCCAAACCTACTAATCATAGGTTCTGCTTTATTTAAGTCTTCGTTGCTTACGTGAGCAGCAACTGAGCTTACTTGCTTATCGAAATAAGCATACCAAATAACTAATGGATCTACACCTAACTTTTTAGCCGTAGATTTAAAGTTATTTAATACATCTTCGTTTCCTGTAGTATATTCAGGACCTTTCTTATTCATTGTTTGTTGTGCGTGTGAGTCTAACTCATCTACCAGCACATTAAATTCTAAACTTGTCATATTAATCTAGTAATGTCATATAAGCTGAACTGTTCGCTGATCTGAACCAGTCTAAAGCTTTAATCATATCTTTTTGTAATTTTACTATTGCAGGATCTTGAATGTAGAAGTCGCCTTCTCGCTGCTGATGTATAGCAATTGTATACTCAGCACCTTTAATAAAATCATACATACTTAATTCTGGTCCTGTTAACTCACAGAACTCACCGCTAAATGGATTAGTTACAATGTCACCTGTTTTATACCAAGCTCCTTTAAACCATTTAGGTTGTTCTTGTTTATTGTTTGTTTTCTTCGTCTTCATAGTAATCGCCTGAGTCTAATAACTCATCTTTTTTATCGTTAAACAAATCTTCATATACATCTTGCCACCATTGTTCTAATTCATGGTTAAACTCGTATTCCATATCGTCCCATACATGAGGTTCTACCCATACATCACTACCTGATGTTAGTTCATCAATAGCTCTTGAGGACCATTCAGTATAATCTTCATAGTAAAAACCATCTTGTGATACATAAGGTCTCTCATCATGAGTACACCACCATATATCATAACCGTCATATGTTGATTCACTGTATATTTTTAGCATATGTTTTTTATCACACCAACTAGTATTATGATCTAGTGTACCACCATACTCTGAATTTATATACTCCATTAACCAATTAGCATCTGGTTCTTCCATGATACCATCAGTTTGAAGAGCTTCGTTTATTATATCGTCTGTTAGTAATTCCATTATCCTTGGTTTATTATATTCTCACCATATAAGAAATCATAAGCTGACAGTTTGTAGCTTTGAAGGTTTGAATAGGTTAATAGCTCTGATACTTCTCTCATTGTAAGCTCTGACCAAGTCATCTTAGACATAAGAGTGTATTTAAGTAGTTTAGCACTACTGTATTTTCTAGCACTAGCTTGCAACTCTGATTTAATATCAGGTTTTAGCAAGTCGTAAATTGATTTAAGTTTACTCATTGTTATTATATTTAATTGTTTATTATATTATCCGACTATTGTCGTATTTAATTTGTGTTGTGGACGTGGAGGGATTCGAACCCCCGTTACAAGATACTGTCTACTACCTTTGCTTACGCCGCGGTTGAGATACTGTCTTGACTTTCCAAGTCACGCCCAAATCCCCTCTTGTTTTCATCACAAGGCCTACTGTGTTACCGAGGGGTGCTTCACGTTCACATCCCATACTCTTTCAATGGTTCGAAACGTACTTCGCAAAATAAAGACTTACATCTGCTTTGTACTCCTATTTAAGATATACTCTGTACTCTTAATTTGAAGTGCATCAATGCTTTATCTATATATTCTATCAGATATACCAACCATCCACTCACAGTTAGTAGGCTTATGTCCCTTTAGGACTAGTAAATCCTCATAATCTTCATGTTGTAGATCTTCTCTTCTGATATTATATAGGAATACTCTACCCATTTCAAAGTCTAGTACCCATAAATATTTTCGTACTTCGAGCTCGTTGTGTATAGCATTTTTTCTTGCCATTTGTTCGTGCTCGCTTAAATCCTCAAAGTATTTTTTTACTGAATCACTCATCGTAGTATTTATTAGTTGTTACATCTAGTTTATTAGCTATGTGACGGCCGACCAGTCTCATGAGATAACTATGAGCTTCATTTATTTCGGTGCCCTCACTAGATTCTGGTAAGAACTGGCCGATTTGCCAATCACATTGCTTATATATTTCTTCTATTATATCTTTGGATATTTCTTTTGCTACTATATCCATTTGTTTTATTGTTGCCATATCATTTATCTTAAACATGTTCCATAACCTCGTCTCGCGGATAGCTTACGTATACGTTTCGCCTGAGCTTTAGGCATAATCTGTATAGTGTTGCCGGTTTTATGGTACGTAATTGCTACGCAACCATATGGTTCAGTGGTTGAACACTCGACGCAAGTGGTATACCCTAGGGCTACCCGCTGCGGAGGTATTATATTGTTTGGTTTACATTTACATTTCATATATTATATTATCTGACTTTATTCGTATTCAGTTTGTGTATTTTATTTCTTAGTTTATAAATATATATACACATTATAAAGAATACTATAGGTTCTATGATTACAAATATCCATATATTAGCTTCTTGATAGCTTATATTGAATACATTGCTAATCCATATTAGTATTTCTACACATAAGTCAAATAGTTCATTCATTTTTTATAATTTTTTAAATAATATTCTAGCATATAGTTCATTCTTGCCATTTGGCTCCATATTAAAGTCCTTGCTTTACCTATAGATTTTCTAATTTCTAGCTTACCATCAATCAAGAACATCTGTCTACTATTTTGATTATAAGTTTTATTTAGTTGATATGGTGAGTAAGTGCCGTTTTGTTTTCTTACATAGCCAGATTTAAAGCAAGCTATTCTTAATCTTGGTGTATCTTTTAGTGATCTACCTTGAGTTTTTAGCCATTTCTTGTAATACTCATTAGTATTAGCATATGTAGATACAGGAAACTCAAATTCTCTTGTACCATTTTTAGCTTGTCTTTGTGTAGTTACTTCACGAATACCATACTCGATCAGTAATCTTCTTGCATAAGCATTTTCTAATGCTTCTCTTTCTTGTCTGTATTTAGTATAACTCATAGTTTTTATTTAGAATATTTTTTAATCCACTCGTAATCTTTTTGGAAAGCTTCATCATTTGGTGCATATTTGTTCCATAGTTTACATAATTCTTTAGTCCAACCGCCTTCAGCTTCGACTTTATCATTAATTATATCTTGCTGAGCTCTACCGTTTTCGTATGCTCTGAAGTCATCACTCATCATATAAGTATGGTCGTGATATTTAAACATTTGTTTTAGTGTCAAGTCTGAAAAGTATTGTGGTTTAGACATAAGTATTATTTTTAATTTTAGTAAATGATTTAAAAGTTCTGTATTCTTTATCTGCTTTGTCATAGTATTTAGTATGAGGCCAGCGATATAACTCTTCTTTTGTACCATCAGAGTAAGTTAAAATAACTTGTTGTGGTTGATTAAGAGTATTAAAGTTAGTAAATTTAATTGTATTCATATTGATTTTATTATATTATCTAACTATTATCGTATTTAGTTTGTGATTTACACATAGTCTAGTAATAGTTTCTGTAATTCCTCAAGTGATAGATCACCTTCGATAAACATTAACCAATAGTCGAGTTTATTATCTTCCATAGTATTAAGATTTTAGTATTAGATAGAGTAATAATAAATATAGTACTCCAGTTATTAATGATAGCATAGTTTGTTTATTTTAGCAAGGACAGAATATCCATAGCGAGATATATAATAAATAGAATATCAACGCTACGAATAGAAAATCCACAATTAGTTTTCTTACTTCCTTCATTAGTATATTCCGAAGTTAGCAGTTGCTCCATTCGCTACATGGTATATTACCATTGCGATTCCACTAAACGCTATAGTTCCTAGCGCAGTCATCACTACATCCATAAATATATCGAATGGGTGAGTATTAGTTACGTATTTATACGCTTTATTGTATGTGAATTTAATCATAGTTATTTATTTAGTTATTAATAGTTTTCGTATACTACTTGTGTTACATGAGCTTTTTGCTCTTTAGTTAGTAGATTGTAGTGCATTCCATATAATCTGAAACCCACTTTTAATTTGTATGTATTTATGTGTGCCATAATTATATGTATTTAAAAGTTAATGTTATTTAGTACTAGTGTGAGTAGTCGAAACCCACCTCTGCTCCAAGACTAGTTATGATTCAACTGTATTTATACTCGAGAGAATAATGTAACGCCGAGTGAATAAAGAATTAGTTATTAAACTAACTCTTTATCTCTAAGCACCATTGGTATATTGTTAGTAGCTGTGTAGCTTTTATACTTTAACCAGCATGGTAAGTTAGTTAGTGTATCTTTCATTATTGAAAATACTTTGTCGTGATTGTAAGTTATCTTGTCACCTTTTTTGTTAGTGAATTCGAATGTTACATTTTTTCCGATTAGTGATTGTCTTACGACAAATCTTTTTGTAGTTAAATTACTCATAGTTATTATATTTAAATTGTTATTATTACTTATATTATATTATCTATTATACATCGTATTGAGTTTGTGTAAAAGTATATTACTTGTTTAGTTATTATTATTGTGTTAGTAGTATTCCGCACTGTCTCTCAATATCTAATTTATTATAGTTCATTTATAATTGTTTACTTATAATATAATATCTATTGTATATCGTATCTAATATGTGAAAATCTAGAATGAAAATTATTTATATATAATAAAAATAGTTATTAGTTATTGAGGATTAGCGAGGTATACAAGGAGGAAAACGAAATGAACATGGGGGCCCGGTGAAATAATTTGACTTTGTAGAAAAGCACAGAGTGAAGAAGAGGGGGTATAGTACCTTACTCCTATATATCTGATAACTTTTTTTTGTGACACTAGCCTTATAGTATACCTAAGTAACAGGCTGTTGTCACTATCTATCCTTATAAGATTATACTTAGTATAATCTTTAGGATAAATATAATTAATAATAGGCAATTGTCACATTTAAATATTTTTTATACTATGTGATTATCTCTATATGACGACACCATTTAAACTAAGATCAGGATCTTCACCCTTTAAACAGGACTTATCCCCGGCAGCAGCCAGGAGAAAGAAGAGACGTGATATTAGGGCCGCTAAAAAAGCTAAGCGTAAAGCACGTAAGGCTGAAAACCAAAGAATAGGGCAAACGTCAACACACGACTTGCACCATAAACCAGACGGAACAGTGGTCAAAATGAGCATCGCAAATAACCGCGACGTTTGGCAACACGGCGAACGTACAGCGTAAGTTTAACCAAAAACCAATAATTATGACATTATTTTACCAGACTAGATCGTGGAGTAGTCAACCACAAATAAACGAAGAAACCATTGAATTTTGGAAGCATTTAGCTGAAAAGAAAAACTGGAGAATAGTCCAGCTACCTAATGGATTTTATCAAACCGAATACCAGGACCAAGATGGTTCTTGGGTGGACGTAACAAGAAGAGAAACAATTGAATCGGCCGAAGCTGCTATTGATGGTAGCATCGAACATTATCTTAAGAAAGTAGATTTTGTTAAAGGACCGAAGGTTGTTAAGACATTTGAGTAACTAGGAAATAAAACGTAATATAATAAAATGGAATTTAATCATCCGAGTGAGATCGTGAAAGATCTTAATTTTGGCGATACTGCCAAGAATAAAATTATGAGTGGAGTAGAAAAACTAGCAACTGCAGTAAAATCTACTCTTGGTGCTTCCGGTAAGTGTGTAATTTACGAAGACGGACTTGGAAAACCAGTGATCACAAAAGACGGTGTAACAGTAGCAGAATCTGTTGTCTTGTTTGATCCCGTTGAAAATATAGGCGCGACACTTATTAAAGAAGCAAGTAAAAACACAGTGAAAGAAGCAGGTGATGGTACCACTACGGCTATCGTCCTTGCTGAATCACTATTAAAAACAGTGGGTGAACCTGAATATTTAGGTGCATCGACAAGAGATATTAAAAATGGAATTCAATCAGCAAGTAAAAAGGTTATGGAGTACCTTTCAAGAAGCTCCAAAGCAGTATCTGGCACTCAGCTTACCGACGTTTCAACGATTTCGTGTAATAATGATCGGGAACTTGGTGGCATTATTGCGTCAGCTTACGAAAAAGTAGGTAAAGATGGCGTAGTATTAATGGAAGAAAGTGATACTGATGAAACGTATGCAGAAATAGTAGACGGTGTGCAGTTCGATAGTGGATTAACATCATCACATTTTGCAACGAATAAAGATAAACAGATAGCAGAACTTCAAAACCCTGTAGTTTTAATAGTTTCATCAACAATACCTAGTATTAGAAAAATACAAAGTATATTAGAACATGTAATAAAGAATAAGAGATCATTATTAATTATTGCAGATGTCGATCCTCAAGTAAAATCGGCACTTTTGATGAATAAAGTTAAAGGTAATATTAATGTTAACATTGTAGATCCTCCTGGTTTTGGTGCTGGAAGGTTTGATACAATAGAAGATTTAGCATTTTTAACTGGCGCGTCGGTGATGAACGAAGAACTAGGAGATGATTTAGATCTGATCCAGCCAGATTGTTTAGGCGAAGTGGTAACATCTGTAACTAATAACAGAACTACAGTCCTGACAACTGGTGTAGATAAGAAAAGTCTACAAGAAAGGATTGATACTGTTAAAAAATCAATAAAAAACGAAAAAGAACCGTTTTTTAAGAAGAAATTACAAGAACGATTAGCTATGTTAACAGGTTATGTTGGCATAATTAAAGTAGGTGGTAACTCTAAAATAGAATTAAAGGAGAAAAAAGATAGAGTTGAGGATGCTATTTACGCAGTTAAAGCAGCTTTACAAGAAGGGATTGTCCCTGGCGGAGGAATTGCGCTGTTAAACGCTGCAAATAGTATAAAACCTAAAAATATAGGGGAGAAAATACTAGTAGAAGCCATAAAATCTCCATTTTTTACCATAATGGCAAACGCTGGTATTGAAAACTACGAAACACCGACCAAAAAAGGTGTTGGATACGACGTTACAACCGGTAAAAGCGTCAATATGATCAAATCTGGAATCGTAGACCCCGCCTTAGTGACAAAAACTGCGTTAAAGAACGCAATTTCTGTAGTTTCTACTATAATTTCCGCAGATTGTGTAATATCTAATATAAGAGTAGGACATGAAAGCGGTAAATAACTATATAATAGTAGAAAAAATTAAGCAAAAGCCTACTACCGTTGCAGGATTAGAACTAACTGAAAAATTAGACACTGACAACAGGTACTTAAAAGCAAAAATCGTATCAATTGGCAACCTTGTAGAAGGCGTTAACGTAAATGACACTGTTCACTACGATAAACACGCTGGGCATGGTATACAATGGAAAGACAAACTATACTATGTTATAAGAATACAAGACATAGTTATAGTAGAATGAAATTAAGTGCGCAAGATTTAAGAGATATAGGATTATTTAAATATTACAGGCTTGTTAGAAAATGGGCTTGTAAAACTTATAATCTTAAAGACGCGGATTTAGAACTTTTAATCTATTTAGATTGCAAAGGTCGATTTACACGTAATGACTTTATTAATGGTGTTTATACCTATTCTTGGGATAAAAACCGTTGGGAACGTCTAAGGCGTGATGGTTGGATCGAAGCTTGGAGACATCGAAATAGAACATCAATCAAATATAGTATATTCAAAACCTCATTTAAATGTAGTCAACTTATATCCCGAATATACAGGATCTTATTGGGTGAAGAGGATATTCCAACTTCAGAACGAAACATTTTTTTTAATAACAAATCATATACTGATAAGGTTTACAATAAATCTATTAGTGATATGATAAGAGATAAACATAGATAACATGGCTTACAAAGGATTTAAGGGCATAGGCCCAAATAAATATGGATCACCACTTAAGTTTGAACCTGTAGGGGAAAACATAATTTCAGACGAAGAAGCTAGTAGTGAGACTATAGATACTAACTACGGCGAACAAGACGTTATAGCGTCAGATATGACAACAGGTAGATCTGGTCATTTAGATGAAGTTGTTTTAACTGCAGGACCTAGAGAAAAAACTAGAGTTGAGCACAGATTAGATAAAACAGAAGAAAAAGCTATGCTTGCGGCTGAAGCTGGTAATGATGCAAAAGCAGCTAGACTACAAGCTAGACAAGTAAGATTACAAAATAGAGCTGATAGACAAGAAGGTAGAGATAAAAAGAAATATGCTAGAAAAGATAAAAAATTCTGGCGAAATCAATAAACTAAATAATTATGGGTAAACCAGGAGATAAAAATCAAAGTAAAGTTAGCAACATCTTTAAAAGAGTACCTAACGCAAATTATGAATCAACAGAGGCTATAGTGCCAGGAATTGGTGATGTTTCTGTAGATAGCGCTGAAGATAAAGAAATCAAGGCAAAAGCTGAGTAATGAACATTGTACAAAAAGTTAATAGTAGGGAAATTACTCCTAGGCACAATAATTATCAAGAGGTAACTATTGATGCTGGTGGGAACGGACCTGTAATTAACTTTAATGGTGTACATTCTAGAACTAGTGGCTTAGCTAGTTTATCACCAATTAAACAGTCGACAAGTTATCAAGCAAAAGAAGATAATAAAAAAGGTGGTTCAAGTTGGAAAGACTGGGGACATGCAGCTTTAGATGTAGCTGGTTTTATACCTGGAATAGGAGCTTTCGCTGATTTAGCTAACGCGGCTTGGTACACAGCTGAAGGTAAACATGATTTAGCAGCGATGTCAGCTTTTGCAGCTATACCTGGTTATGGGGATGTAGGAGCTGCGGTTAAAGGAACGTATAAACTTGCTGACCGAGTTAATAAATGGAATAAATCTTCTAAACTTCTTAGAGCAGCTGATATAGGTATGGCTGGTGATTTTACTCAACATAACCTTCAAGAATTAGGCGCTACTGATGGAACAAGTGGATTTTCACCATTTATAGGTAATGAAAAAGGAGAAATGTGGGAAGGTGGAATACCTGCAGCAATTCCAGCTGCTGGTGAATACATAGGTGAAAAGTATGAGGGAAGTAAACTTCAGAAGAAAGTAAATGAATGGGATATGAAAGATGGTATAGAAGGAAATAAACTGTCTCAATTTGGAGATAATATTAAAGGTGGTATAAGTAGTATAGGAGATGGTGTAAGTAATGCATTAGGTTTTGGTGATGATGATGATGATAATAAAAATGATAATAATAATGTTACTCCTTCAAATACAAATAATAAACCTGTAAAATCTAACAGACCTCAAAAATTTGTAGATTACTATAAAAATAAAAATAAATAGTGTAACTTATAATATAGATTATGTCGATACCTATAACACAAAGAGCTAAACAACAATTACACAACAATCAAGTTGTAAGAACACAAGTTGCTGCTAACAGCGAATATCCAGTTATTGAAAAAGATGATTTAGAACCTGGAGTTGTTGCAGAAGCTAACGATGATGGTACTATATTTGTAGATAAAGATGCTTCTCCTAAAAAAAAGGAAGAAGCTATAGTCCATGAAGAAGTTCATATGAATCAAATGGAAAGAGGAGATTTAGCATACGACGATGAAAACGTATACTGGAAAGGTAAAACCTATCCTAGAGATGAAATGGAAGAAGGAGCAAAAAACCTACCATGGGAAGCAGAAGCTTGGAAATCTAACAAAAAATTTAAACAACAAAACGCTTAATTATGGCTTATAAAGATAATGAAAAAGCAACACCTATAACACAAAGAGCTAGTGCTCTAAAATATACTGGTGCTGTAGATTTAACTAGTGGCAAGCAATTTAAAAAATTTCAAAACTTTAAAATAGATGCTGCTAAAGAAGAAGAACAAGAAACACAAGCTCCACCTCCACCACTTGATGAGGGTGAATGCGTTAATGGAAAAAATACTGTAACTGGAGAACCATGCGGTTCTACTGATGACGAAGGTAAGTGTGTTGAAGGAAAAAACACAAAAACAGGAAAGCCTTGTACAGAAGGTGCACCTAATGATAAAGCCATAACTGATTGGCTAAATAACAAAGATAAAACATCAGGTCTAACAGGACAAGAAGTAATAAACAACTTAGGTAATCTTTGGAAACTATAAAAACATTTAGGAATAATAAACAAAATAACAATGAGTAATTCACCAATAACACAAAGAGTACAGGCAGCATTGAGAATGAAGTCTGCTCTTAAACAAACGGACGAAGAAAAAGATAAAGATAAGAAAATCTTAGTCGACGATCCAAGAACCATGACAATTCAAGAAGGTCAATTTGTTGATCAAATTGTACCAGGAGAATCAACAGAAGTTAACGAAGGTTTAGAAGGATCTTATACTGGCAATAAGCTTTATGAAGGAGATTATTACGCGCCTGATAGTCCATTAGGTAGAGAAATGAAAAAATTAGGTATGACTAACATCACACCAGACGCTATCAGGAACTACGAACAATCTAAACTAATAGAGAATAAACAAAGAAGACTATCTGGTAATGTAAAAGATGACGGTGCTTTTGGTGATGTTACCGCTTCTGACGCAGAAGGTAATAAAAGAACTCTTAGTAATGAAGAAACATTAGCATTGACACCTGAGCAAATAGGGGAAAGAAATCAAACTACAACTCAACAAGGTCCAGATCAAACAGTATCAACATTTGAAGGAGAGAATAAACCTCAAGATTTTGCTGTAATGGGTCAGTATGATGCTGGTGCAGCCGCTAGAGGAAATCAAAAAGCAATTAATAAAGCTATGAGGACTGAACAAAAGCTTGGTGCTTTTGAAGGTGACAATCCAGAAACTGGAAAACCTTGGACAAAAAAAGAGAAAAGGTTGTATGCTGCTAAATTAACTTCCGGTCAAGATATGGGTTATGGAACAGGTGTTGGTATAGGTGGTCAAAGCTACGAAAAGAACAAAATGGTTTATCAGAAAAATGTTGGAGGTACTGAAAATCAAACATTCACAAACATTGATGATCCTAAATTTAGAACTTCAGCTCAGATAAATCCAGACACAGGTGAAACAGAATTAAAACCTAGTATGGTAACTACACCTGAAAATAACACACCAAGAGAAGAAGTAAGTAGTGTTGGTGAATTACAACAACAAGAATTGCAAGAATTAGAAACTAAACCAATAGAAGCTGATCTTAGCGCTTTAAAACCAAGAGCACAAGCTGAAACAACGGACGATAAAGATAATACTGGTAAAAATACATTTTTAGCTATGAAACAAGGTTCAGCTGTTAAAATGTCTCCATTGAAAAGTAAAAGTAAAGCGATGAAGATTTTTAAAGAATCTGTTCAGACAGGAATGACAAAGAAAAAGAAACCAAATTTTAATAAACTTGATGCTGAAGACATAGATTTTGTAGAAGTACCAAATACTAAAAGTTCAACAGATTTAGTTCCTAGCGGACCAGGAAAAGGTGGTGGAAATATAAATTTCAAAAGCGGTGGAACTGAGAACTTTGCTAAAACTGCTGGTGAATCAACATCTTTTAAAGCTGGTAAATATATTGGTAAAAACATTTTAGGACCAGGAGGAAAGATTATAAAACCTATTGTTAAATATGGTACAGCTGCTGCTGTAGGTGCAGGTGTATATTCAATGTTTAGTGGTAGTGATGGTGATAAAACAGAACAAAACACTACTACTGGTGGTGGTGGAACAGGCGGTGGCGGAACAACTACCCCAACAACTACAACTACTCCATCAACTACTCCAGTAACTAAACCTAAACCAGTAACAAAAATTGGTGGTATTCGTAGAGATTTACCTACTGGTGCTGATTATAGCCCAGGTAGTGGTAATAGAAATAATGTAACAGTTGGTAGATCGTTATCAAACACTTTAGCATCTCAAAACGAAGCTGATAAAATGACAAGAGCTGAAGGTAGACAAGCTAGAAAAAATATGCGTTTAGCTAACAGACAAAAGAGAAGAGCTATGAGGAGAGCAAATCCTACCGCAATTGGTGGAACACTTAGATCTTTTGCTGGTGGTAAAACATATGATAGCAATATCAATAACTTTAAGCAAAATAATAAAGGTCAATTTAGTAAAACAAAAAGACCAGGATATAACGCATAATTATGAGCAAGATATTAGGCAAGCTATTCGGTAATGCCGGAGGTAGTGTAGTAGATAAGTTAGCAGGTGTTGCTGACAGATTTATAAGAACAAAAGACGAGAAAGCAGAGTTTGAAAAGCAAATGACTCAGATATTAATTGATGCTGAGGCAGCTATGCAAAAAAACGTTACAGAACGTTGGCAAGCAGACTTACAACATGGAAACTGGTTAACTAGATCAGTTCGTCCATTAGTGCTTGTTTTTCTTATTGTTTGTACAGTTATAATGGTGTTTATTGATAGTGGATCTTTAACCTTTCAAGTTGAGGACAAATGGGTGGATCTTTTACAATTAGTCCTTATGACTACTATCGGTGCCTATTTCGGCGGACGAAGTGTTGAAAAATATAACCAAATAAAAAAGAAATGATATGCCTAGAATTAAGAATATTCAAAAAGATCTTACGCTTACATCAGAAGATAAGTTACTAGGCAGTGATAAAGATGGCGCTACAAGAAATTACTCCTTAGGAGATATAGCTAAATTTGTAGAAGATAACAGTGCTGGCGTATTTAAACATGTACAAACCAACGCTGCTGCTACTTGGACCGTCACACATAATTTAGACTTAAATAATTACTTACCTAATGTAACCGTTAAAATTAGCGGTGGTACATATGCAAATGTACAAGCAACAGGTATAGTTACTTATGTAAACAAAAACGAATTAACAATAGCATTTAGTTCAGCTCAAGCAGGACTTGCTTATATAAGAAAATAAACAAAACTATAAAACAACAAAACTATGGCAATACCTATTTTAAATCATTTAGATGTCAAAGGTAATATAGACCTTAATGACAATCAATTACAGGACTTTGTTGTAGATCACTCAACGACTGGCGATGCCGGTAATACTGCTGGTAAGCTGATCTATGATAGTGGTACCTTAAAATATTACGACGGCGCTAATTCAACTTGGCAGTCAATCGGTACTTCCTCAGGAAGTATGAGCAGTTTCAGTTTAACAGGTGACTCTGGTACACCTGAAACAATACAAGATGGCAACACGTTAGATGTGGCTGGTGGAACTGGTATAACAACAGCCGTTGGCAGTACTGATACAGTAACAGTAAATTTAGACGCTGCACAAACAGGAATAACATCAATTTACAATACCTCATTAAAAGTTGGTAGAATAACCGATCCAGGTGATGGATCAGGTGAATGGATCGACTTTGGGAATGATGGTAGAATAACATTAAGAGTAGATGGAGGCGAAGCAAGATGGAATGGATCTGCTTTTATACCTGGAAGCGACGGTGATAAAGATTTAGGATCTTCTACAAAAGAATGGAATAACCTATATATTGACGGTACAGCAAACATTGATGCTTTAGCAATGGGTGTTACAGTTACAGCTATTAACGATACTGATGACTTTAGTGACGCTTCAGCTACAACTTTAGCAACATCTGAATCTATTAAGACTTATGTTGATGATGCAGTACAAACAACTGAAGAGGTACAAGATATAGCTGGTGCTATGTTTACAGGTAATACTGAAACAGGTATTACAGCAACATATCAAGATGCTGATGGTACTATTGATCTTGTTGTTGGTACACTTAACCAAGATACAACAGGTACTGCAGCGATTGCTACAACAGTAACAGTTGCAGATGAATCTTCTGATACTACATGTTTCCCATTATTTGCTACTGCAGCAACTGGTGATCTAGGACCTAAATCTGGTAGTAATTTAACATTTAACTCTAGTTCAGGATTATTAACAGCAACTACTTTTTCTGGTAATTTAACTGGTAATGTAACAGGTAGTTTAATAATTGGTGGTCATACAGTTGACGATATAGATATTACTTCAGAAGCTTCTGATGCAGATGATCATTTAATGACCGCGCTTGCTATAAAGAATAGAATTGAAGATTATGGTTATTTAACAAGCTGTAACAATAGTAATTGGTCTGGTACTGATTTAGCAATTGCTAACGGTGGTACTGGCGCATCTACTGCGGCAGCTGCAGCAACAAATCTTCTAGCAACTTCACAAGGTGGGGCATTATCGATTGGTGATGGTTCTGATACTATTACAATACCAGGTGATTTAGTAGTAACTGGAGATACAACAACAAATAATGTTACTACAGTAACTACTTCTAATGGAGTTGTATTTGAAGGTACTACTGCTGATGGTCACGATGGTACACTTAAATCAGTTGTTGCTGGAGCTGATGTAACATACACGTTACCAAACGTAACGGGTTATGTAGCTTTATTCTCAGCTGATCCAAGCACAACAGCAATATCTGCAACAGTTGCTGAACTTAATATAATGGACGGTGGCACATCTGCTTCATCAACTACAGTTGCTGATGCTGATAGAGTGGTACTTAATGACGGTGGTACAATGAAACAAGTTGCCGTTACAGATTTAGCTGCTTATTTCGATGATGAAATTACAGCAATGCCAAATCTTGTAAGCTGTGGCACAATTGGTTCAGGTACATGGCAAGGTACAGCAATAGCACATGATTATATTGGATTAGATGCAATAGACGGAACTAATATTCAAGATAATGCTATTAATTCAGAACATTATGTTGATGGTAGTATTGATAACGCTCATATCGCTGATGATGCTATTAATTCAGAACACTACGCTGATGGATCGATTGATACAGCTCACATAGCGGATGATCAAGTAACATACGCTAAAATACAAAATGTAAGTGCTACAAATGTAGTATTAGGTAGAGATAGTTCAGGCGCAGGGGTAATAGAAGAAATAGGAGATTCAGCTCTTAGAACAATACTTAATGTTGCTGATGGTTCAACTTCAAATACAAAAGCAACTCAAACGCAAGCTGAAAATGGTAGTAACGATACTGTGTTTATGACACCTCATAACATTGGTAATGATAGATGTGTAACAGCAACTATTGATGTTAGTTCATTAGACAGTACGCAAAAGAAAGCTTTAATAGATCACAGTCTTAATACACCAAATGTTATTGTTGAATGTCACGGACTTACTTCAAAAGAAGTTGTTATATGTGAGTATCATAAAGATAACAATGGTTCTTCATCTGATGACCATTTAACTTTCCATTTTGCGGCAGTACCAAGTGAGGATATAGTTGTTACGATTACTTCTGCTAAAGGAGCAGCAACAGCAACTCCTACATATCCAACATCTTAATAAAAATTAAAATACGGCGGTACATTTGTGCCGCCAGTATTAACTTAACTGTAATAATATGGGAATACCAACACATAGTCATTTAGAACTCGCAGATGATGTTCACTTAAAACTAGGAACTAGTGCGGATGCATATTTCTACCACAATGGTTCAAACACTTATTTAGGTGAGAACGGAGTAGGAGCATTATATATACAAGGCCAATATATGTATCTTCAAGCCGCTGGCGGTGATACTTATATTGATATGAGTGATGGCGACAACGGTAGGGTTAGATTATTTTACGACAATAGTGTTAAGCTAAGTACGGCAAGTTCAGGGATTAGTGTAACAGGCAATGTAGAAGCCACTTCCTACATACAATCCGATAACAATTTTCTTTCAGCCGGAACATTAAAGTTTAGAAACAATGCAGATAACAGTTGGTTAAATGGCTTTAGGAGAGTTTCAGGTGCTGATACTTTAGAATTAATAAATATTTCAGATATAAATACTAGTGGAGGTGGTACTGTAACTTTTGCAGGTGATATAGATGTAACTGGCAGTATTAAAGTAACTCAAAACATACGTAGAACTGTGACAACCGCAAGTGAGTCAAGTAATACGCATACCATGGATTTAACTACTAATGATAACTTTAATGTAACCGCAACAAATGCTACTAATACTTTAGCTTTAACTGTTGCTTCTGAAAACGTTGGCCAATCTGGTATGATAGTTATAACAAATCCTGCAAGTGTAGGATCATTAGCTTTTGCAGCTTTACCAAGTTATATGTTAACACCTGATGCCGCAACATTAAATTGGGTTACATCTGCTAACGCTATTCACATAATAACATATTATGTCCATGCTACTGATAAAGTGCTTTGTAATTATGTTGGTAACTTCAGCTAAAACAGTCAATTATGTTAAGATTTTTATGGAGAAAAGATTTCTGGTTAAAGAACACAACAGGTTCGTTTTCAACTTCAACGGCCACGACTTGGAGTACGTCTAAAAGTACGACAACAACATATAATACTTCTAAAAGTACAACTACTACTTGGTCAACAAGTAAATCAACTACAACAACATACAATACTAGTCGTTCTACTAGTCATTCTACAACAACAACATATAACACTAGTCATACGACTAATACCACTACTGAGTGGGCTACTAGTCAAGATACTACTACTACTTACAATACAAGTCATAGTACGACTACAACTTGGACGAGTTATTGGAATACTAGTAAGAGCACCACAACAACTTATAGCACTAGTAATAATACAACCACTACGTATAATACTACTAGAACAACTGAAACTACTACTACTTATAATACAAGTAAGAGTACAACTACCACGTATACTACTACGTATAATACAAGTAAAACAACTACTACAACGTGGAACACTACTAGAAGTACGACAACAACATATGAAACAAGTCATTCAACAACGACAACTTTCAACACAAGTCAAAGTACAAGTTCTAATACAACCACGACATACAATACTAGTAAAACAACTACTACTACGTATAACACTAGTAAAACGACTACTGAAACGTATAATACAGAGCATGATACAACTACTACGTATACCACATATTGGAATACAACTAGAAGTACAACTACTACATATAATACGACTACCACATATAATACGTATCATAGTACAAGTCATTCGACAACTACCACGTGGAATACTAGTAAAACTACGACGACTACATACACAACATATTATGCTACAACTTGGAGTACATCAAGAAGTACGTCTCATACTACTTCAACTACGTATAATACCAGTCATAGTACAGGAACGTCTCATAGTACAACTACAACTTATAATACGTATCATAGTACTTCTCACAGTACAACTACAACATACAATACAACGTATAATACAAGTAGGAGTACTACTACGTCATATACCACATCGTATAATACAACAACAACATATAATACTAGTCGTACAACAATGACTTCTTATGCAACTAGTCATAGTACAACTACAGTATATAGTACAAGTAAAAATACTACTACAACATACGCAACAAGTCATTCAACAACAACGACTTGGCAAACAAGTCACCAAACTGATACATTTACAACAAGAAATACTGGTACAACAATAACCGGATGGAACACGAGTCAATACACAAGTAGAAATACATTTACTGATGGTGGTGGCGGTGGCGGCGGCGGTTGTTTTAGAGGATGTATATAAATTAAATAATTATGGCAGAACATCAATTTAGAGATTCATATTTAGCAGCAACATTAACATTTGAAGATGATAAAATAACATGGTATTGTCCAGAAATGAAGGATGTCAGAGAAGTTATGATGTCTTGGGAACAACCTATTATGACTAAAATGGCTGAGGTTGCTGTATCTGAAGGAGATCATGTTTTAGAATGTGGTTTTGGTATGGGTATATTATCCGATGCTGTTCAAGCGAGAAATCCTGCTTCTCATACTATAGTTGAATGTCACCCTCAAATAATAGTTAAACTAAATGAATGGGCGGCAGATAAACCTAATGTAAATGTAATTGAAGGTAAGTGGTTTGATCAAGTAAGTGAACCACAGAAATACGATGTAATACTAATGGATACTTATGTAGATGACGATCTACATCCAAGCTTTGCTGGATTTTGTGAAAGAAAAGCTAAAGATAATTGTAAAGTAAGTTGGTGGAATTTTAGTGGCGGAACAACAGATGAATGGATGATGTTTTATTGGAATAACGTGTCATTTACAGAGGTTACGGGATTAAACCCACCAGAAAACACGTATTATAATAGAAATAACTATTTTATACCATTAAAGATTTTAAATCAAAAAGCAAGGACACATGGTATATTAGACACATCAACAGTGCATATATCAGAAACTGAAACAAAAAATATTTTTAAAATAAATACAGATCAAGATATTTTAACTTGTGAAGATCCGTCTAATCCTAATTTAATAGTAAAAACAGGTGTGTTATCTTATGGAGCTAAATGTAAAGGTGTTTATAATATAAATGATGGATTATTGATCGTTACTGGAAATCATCCAATGATTATTAAAAGAGATGGATCTTGGATTGAAAAAAATATGAATGAATTAGTTGTTGGTGATAAGTTGTATAAAGTTGATAATACTGAAGTAGAGATTACTAGTATAAACTTTGATAGCTCTGAAACAATATATACTATGGTTAGATTAAATTCTAATGATAATTACTTTATAAATAATATGTTAATTAAAAACGGAGGAAAAGATGCCTAATACTACAACATCATGGTGGACTTCTTGGCTTACAAGTAGAGAGACGTATCACGCTACGTCTTACGACTCGTATTATCAAACGTATTTTAATACTAGTAAAAACACTACTACTACATATAATACATCACATACAACAACTACATCGTGGAATACAAGTCATAGCACTACTACTACGTATAACACTAGTCATAATACAACTACGACTTACAATACTAGTCACTCCACTGGTACGTCTCATAATACGTCTCACAGTACTACTACCACGTTTAATACATCTCGTAGTACATCTCATAGTACTACTACCACGTACAATACTACGTATGCTACTAGTCATAGTACTACAACGTCTTATAATACGACAACAACGTATAATACATCTCATAATACTACGACAACATATAATACAAGTTGGAACACTAGTTCAAATACATATAGAAGTACTTCTCACGATACTACAACAACTTGGGCTACGTCTCAAAGTACTACAACAACATATAACACTACGTACAATACTAGTCACTCTACAGCGACATCACATAGTACCACTACAACATGGCAAACAAGTCAGAGTACATCCCATACTACTGAAACAACATATAGTACATCTCATGATACGACTACGACTTACAACACGTCTCATGATACTACAACTACGTATAATACATCACATAGTACTACGACCACTTGGACAACAACTTGGAGTACATCTAAAAGTACTACTACGACATATAACACGTCTAAGAGTACAACGACAACATTTGCTACTAGTTCAAATACTACTACTACGTATAATACTAGTCACTCAACTAATCACTCAACGACTACGACATATAATACCAGCCACACAACTAATACAACTACAACGTTTGCAACAAGTCATAGTACTAGCACGTCGTATAATACGTCGCACTCTACTACTACAACGTGGCAAACAAGTCAAAGTACAAGTTCTAGTACTACCACAACGTACAACACCGCTCGCACAACCACTACAACCTGGAACACAACTAGAGCAACCGATACTACGACTACATATAATACGTCTAAAAGTACTACTACAACCTATAACACAACTTATAATACGTCACATAGTACTACAACTACATTTAATACTAGCCAAAGTACTACAACTACGTATAACACAAGTCACAGTACGACAACTACATTTAATACTAGTCAAAACACAACTACTAGTTGGAACACAACCACAACAACACAAACATCTAGATATAATACAACATATAAAGATATGTCTACTATGGTTGATTATTTAAATAGAGCATCTAGCACAGCATATACATCTTCTGATACTGTAAACTTCCTTACAGTTTGTGATGATTCTGCTGTAACACTTGATCAAACGTATTATCACAATGGTAGTGGTGCACTTCCGGTTGCTGGAGATGTTGTTAAAGATGGTAATGGTACTCACTTAATAGCTGGATATTATAGAGTTGGTCAGTTGTCAGATAATAAATATATTAGAATCATGAGTAGCGTTGGTGTTGTTCAGAACCTAAACGATTGCGCTTAGAAATAAGCAATATTCTGTAACTATATATATAATAACGAATTAAATTTAATAATATGGAAATGTTTAACAAAAAGGTTTTAGACGGAAGGATAGGACCCTTAAAGAAAAACACAAACCTAGATGACTTAGAACAAGTTGAGGGTTATGTAATTAGAAAAGCAAGCGAAGCTGGTTTAGAAACTAGTTATGATGTTATGGCAGAAGAAATGCCATATTTTAAAACCATGGGTTATACATCATATGGTACTAGTTTTATAATGCAACCTTTAAATTTAAAATTTAGAACAGAACAAATAACCGATGCTTACAATGATGAAAATGTAGATATTTTAGATTGGTCTGGATATTTAAATAAAAATATTAAAGATAAACAAGCTAACAAATATCAGCATAGAAGAAAAGTAGATACAAAAAAATATCCTTATAAGGATTATTTAGTTGTTTTACCTGGATCAAATAAGTTAAAAGAAATAGCTTGTTTAAACAAAATGATAGCAATATCAAAAAAATACAAACACAATATATGGTTTAAACCACATCCTATAACAAAACATCAGTTTATTGGTGAGTTACAGGATTTATTTGGAGAAGAAGCTATATTACATAGAGATATGGATTTGTATCATTTTTTAGTTAAAGCTAAGAAAGTATATACAACACATGTTAGTGAAAGTGCTTTGTATTCAATTATATTAGGTAAAGATATTGAACCAATAGATGTTTGGCAAACAGTACATAGAGGATCTTTTCATCATATAAATGCTAAATTATATGATACAAAAAGTATAAAATGGATAGATAAAACGTTTTCTAGTCCTAAATCAGGTGTAATTAATCCAAATGTTGATAAAGATTGGAAGAAGAAAGTAGATCAATACTTTGAGTATATATTAGCTAAAAGGCATTATTATAAAGATTGGTTTATAGATAATAGAAAACCTAAGAATAAGAAAAAGTAAAAAACGTGACAATTGCGTGATAATATAAAAGTGAAATAAAGTTTAATTAAATATAAAAATTATGGCAAAAGCAAAAGCAAAACCTACAAAGGTTACAAATGAAGAGTTAAAGACTATACAAGAATATGTTACAGCTATCAACAAAACCCAAATGGATGTTGGTGGTTTAGCTTATCAACAACAAGTTGGTATACAAAAAATAGCTACTTTACAAGACAAACTAAATGAATTTAACGTTGGTTTACAGAAAAAATATGGAAAAGTTTCTGTTAATATAAACGATGGAACTTTAAAAGAGACTTCAAATGAGCCAGTTAATTAGAAAAATTAGTATAGGTAAAGATTATAAAAACGAAGCTATGCATTACGCTGTTGGCCAAGAGGTTTACGGAGGGCATACAATTTGTGATATAATTGAAGAAGACGATAAGTATAGTATATATATACAAAAAGGAGAAGAAGTTCTACCTTGGAAAGACTTTAATAAAAATATGGCAATCGCTATAGAGTATAATTTAGAGTATTAGTGAAAGGTTTATATAACTTTATAATAAAACCTAAAAAAAATCGTTATAATAATACTAAAAAAATTGGTGGAAAAGATATAATTGTTAATACAGATATATTTCAACATCAATATGTTAGTAGAGAAGCTGTTGTAATTTCTACACCTTCATCACTTAAATCAGATATAAACGTAGGTGACACTATAATAGTGCACCATAATGTTTTTAGAAGATACACAGATATTAAGGGTGTGGAAAGAGACGGCAAAGGTTATTATAAAGATAATATGTATTTTGTTTTTATTGATCAAATATTTGCTTACAAAAGAGATAATAAGTGGATACCATTAGATGATTATTGTTTTATTAAACCAATAAAATCTTATGACATGTTTGATACTAATAAAGAACAACCTTTAATGGGTATAATAAAATACACAAATAAAAATTTACCTAAAGTTGGTAGTTTAATAGGTTTTACACCAAATAGTGAATATGAATTTATTATTGATGGTGAAAGATTATATAGAGTAAGAACACAAGACATTGCAATTAAATATGAATATCAAGGAAAAGAAAAAGAATATAATCCAAGCTGGTTATAAAGCTGTAGAGGAGTTAGTTAAAGTAGCTAAAGAACCTATAGTTGATAGTGATGATGATATATCTGCGGATAGGTTAAAAAACGCAGCTGCAACTAAAAAGTTAGCTATATTTGATGCTTTTGAAATACTTACACGTATACAGGAAGAAGAGAATATGTTAAATAATAAACCAAAAGAAGAAAAGAAAACTATTGCTTTTGGTGGATTTGCAGAAAGAAGATCTAAATAATGTACGAACAAACCTTGTATAAAATAGTAGATGATATAAAAATCAATACTATTAAGAGACTTAATAAGTCTAAAAAATGGAAATATGGATATAATAAAGAACATGATGTTATTGTTATATCTAAAACAGGTCAAATAGGAGATGTTATTGAAGTCCAAAATTTAAAAATAGCTCTACCTAAAGTTCCTAAAAAAATACATAAATTTAAGCATGACAAATGGCAGGTAACACCATATCCAAAAGAATTACAAAGAATCAAAACGATATTTGATTGGAGAGAATATCCAGAAGATTTTAAAGAAAGTTATGCAGATTATATAGAAGAAGAATTTAGAAGAAGAGAAGAAGGTTTCTGGTTTTATAACTTAGGTGAACCAATATACATAACAGGCACACATTATATGTACTTACAATGGAGTAAGATAGATGTGGGTAACCCAGATTTTAGAGAAGCAAATAGATTGTTTTATATATTTTGGGAAGCTTGTAAAGCTGATCAAAGATGCTATGGTATGTGTTACTTGAAAAATAGACGATCTGGTTTTTCGTTTATGGCGTCAGGTGAAATAGTAAACATGGCAACAATATCAAATGATGCTAGGTTTGGAATATTATCTAAAACTGGAGCTGATGCTAAAAAGATGTTTACAGATAAGGTTGTACCAATATCAGTAAACTATCCTTTTTTCTTTAAACCGATCCAAGATGGTATGGATCGACCAAAAACAGAATTAGCATATAGAGTACCAGCAACTAAATTAACTAGAAGAAAGTTAACTAGTAATGATAAAATAGAAGAACTATCAGGACTTGATACAACTATTGATTGGAAAAATACTGGTGATAATAGTTACGATGGTGAAAAGTTAAAACTATTAGCGCACGACGAAAGTGGTAAATGGGAAAGACCAGATAACATATTAAATAACTGGCGTGTTACAAAAACAACATTAAGGTTAGGTAGTAGAATTATTGGTAAGTGTATGATGGGATCAACATCAAACGCCTTAGATAAAGGTGGCGACAACTTTAAAAAATTATACAATGATTCAGATGTTACTCAACGAAACCGTAATGGCCAAACTAATTCTGGCTTATACAGTTTATTTATACCAATGGAGTGGAACTACGAGGGATTTATTGATGAATATGGTATACCTGTTTTTAATACGCCAAAAGAAGAAAGATTAGATCCATGGGGAGATTTAATTGATATAGGTGTTATAGAGCATTGGCAAAATGAAGCTGATGGTTTAAAGAACGATCAAGACGGTTTAAATGAATTTTATCGTCAATTCCCAAGAACAGAAGAACATGCTTTTAGAGATGAAGCAAACAACAGTATATTTAATTTAGTTAGAATATACGAACAAATAGATTACAACGAAGAAACAAATCAAGGTATATCAATTGGAAATTTTCAATGGGTAAACGGTATAAAAGATACTAAAGTACAATTTTATCCAGATCCAAAAGGAAGGTTTAGAGTTAGTTGGGTACCAAAAGCAAGTTTACAAAACAAAGTAGTAAACAACAATGGTAGAAAATACCCAGGTAATGAACACATGGGTGCCTTTGGTTGTGATAGTTACGATATATCAGGTACTGTTGATGGTAAAGGATCTAAAGGTTCTTTACACGGTTTAACTAAATTTAGTATGGAAGATTGTCCACCTAGTCAATTTTTCTTAGAATATATAGCTAGACCACAAACTGCAGAAATATTTTTTGAAGACGTTTTAATGGCAATAGTATTTTACGGAATGCCGTTATTATGTGAGAATAACAAACCTAGATTATTATATTATATAAAAAGAAGAGGTTATAGAGGTTATTCTATGAATAGACCTGATAAAGTTTGGAATAAACTATCAGTTGCAGAAAAAGAAATAGGTGGCATACCAAATACTAGTGAAGATGTTAAACAAGCTCACGCCGCTGCTATTGAAATGTACATACAGGAACATGTCGGTCAAAGATCGGATGGCCTTCCTGGTAATATGTATTTTAATAGAACGTTAAATGATTGGGCTAGATTTGATATAACAAAAAGAACAAAGTTTGATGCTACTATTAGTTCAGGTTTAGCGATTATGGCTTGTAATAAACATTTATATACACCTTATGCTAAAGTAGAAAAACAAAAGTTAAATATAAGTATAGCTAAATATAAAAATAAAGGTATGCATTCAAAATTAATAAAACAATAACATGGCCGAACAAGCATTAAAAGGTTTTTTTCCTAGTCAAGTAGTAAGCGATCAAGAAAAGGTTTCGCCAGAATATGGTTTGAAGGTTGCTAAAGCTATAGAAAGTGAATGGTTCAATAAAGATTCAGGCGTAAATAGATTTTATAATAATCAAAATGAATTTCATAAACTTAGACTTTACGCTAGAGGAGAACAATCAATACAAAAATATAAAGATGAATTATCTATTAACGGTGATTTGTCTTATCTTAATTTAGACTGGAAACCAGTACCTATTATACCTAAGTTTGTAGATATAGTGGTAAATGGTATTGCTGAAAGAAGTTATGATGTAAAAGCATTTTCACAGGATCCATATGGTGTTAGTAAAAGAACAGAGTATATGGAATCTATATTAAGAGATATGGAGACTAAAGAGTTAGCTGCTTTTGCTGAAGAGGCATTTGGTATTCAATTACAAGAAAATAATCCTAAAGAACTACCTGATTCAGAAGATGAATTACAGCTACACATGCAATTGTCTTACAAGCAAGCTTCTGAATTAGCTGAAGAACAAGCTATTAATGTTGTTTTAGAAGGTAATCAATACGAGAATATAAGAAAAAGATTTTACTATGATTTAACAGTACTAGGTATTGGAGCTGTTAAAAATCATTTTACACAAACTGAGGGTATTAAAGTAGAATATGTAGATCCAGCGAACTTAGTATGGTCTTATACAGAAGATCCATTCTTTGATGATTTATATTATGTTGGTGAAGTAAAAAACATACCTATAAATGAACTTAAAAAACAATTTCCTAACATAACACAAGAGGAACTTGGAGAAATATCAGCGTCTGGTTTCACATCTTCTGGTTTATTCAAATCGCAAAACGATTCACGTGAAAACGATAAGAATACTGTGCAAGTTTTATATTTTAATTATAAAACTTATATGAATGAAGTTTATAAAGTAAAAGAAACAGCGACTGGTGCAGAAAAAATAATATTAAGAGATGATCAATTTGATCCACCTGTTGAAGTATTAGAACAACAGTTTGGTAAATTAAAAAGATCTTTAGAGGTATTATATGAAGGTGCTTTAGTTGTTGGTAGTAACAAATTACTTAAATGGGGACTTGCTGCAAACATGATGAGACCTAAGAGTGATTATACTAAAGTTAAAATGAATTATAGTATATGTGCTCCAAGAATGTATAAAGGAAGAATAGAATCATTAGTAGGTAGAACAACTACTTTTGCTGATATGATACAGTTAACACATTTAAAGCTACAACAGGTTTTAGCTAGAATGGTACCAGATGGTGTTTATTTAGATGCTGATGGTTTAGCTGAAATAGATCTTGGTAATGGGACAAACTATAATCCACAAGAAGCGTTAAACATGTTCTTCCAAACTGGTAGTGTTATTGGTAGATCAATGACGCAAGAGGGTGATATGAATCCAGGTAAAGTACCTATTCAGGAGATACAAGCTGGATCAGGAGGACAAAAATTACAGTCTCTAATACAAACATATAACTACTACCTACAAATGATCAGAGACGTGACCGGATTGAACGAGGCACGTGATGCAAGCACACCAGATAAACATGCTCTAGTTGGTATACAAAAATTAGCAGCCGCTAATAGTAATACAGCAACTAGACATATATTGCAATCTGGTTTATATTTAACCACTCAGGTAGCAGAAGGTATTTCATTAAGAATATCAGATGTGTTAGAGTTTTCTCCAACAAGAGAAGCATTTATACAAAGGATAGGTAACCATAATGTTGGTACGTTAGATGAATTAGCGGATTTACATTTATATGATTTTGGTATATTTATAGAACTTGCTCCTGATGAGGAAGAAAAACAAATGCTTGAGAATAATATTCAAATAGCTTTATCAAAAGGTTTAATTGATCTTGAAGATGCTATTGATATAAGGAATATTAAAAATGTTAAGTTAGCTAATGAGATGTTGAAGGTTAGAAGAAAGAAAAAGCAAGAAAGAGATCAAGAGTTGCAAGAAAGAAATATAAAAGCTCAAGCTGATGCTAACGCACAAGCTCAACAGGTTGCAGCACAAGCTGAAGTAGAGAAAAATCAAGCTTTAGTTGCAACTCAAATGCAGTTAGAAGAAGGTAAAGCTGTATTAGAAGAAAGTAAATTAATGAAAGAAGCTCAAGTTAAAAAAGAGTTAATGAATCATGAGTTTAAAATAAACATGAAACTAAAGCAAATGGAGCTTGGTGTCATAAGTAAAAAAGAAAAAGAAAAGGAAGATCGTAAAGATGAAAGGACTAAAATCCAAGCATCTCAACAATCTGAATTAATAGATCAAAGAAAAAGCGGAAAACCACCTAAAAACTTTGAATCTGCGGGTAATGATATATTAGGTGGTATAGGTCTAGGTGGTTTTGATCCTAGATAAATTTGTTTAATTATATAATATTATATTATGGCTAAGAAAAAAACCGACGAGGTAGTTGAAGAAATTCAACCTACTGAGTCAAAAAATGAAAATAAAATCAAAAACCCTGAAGTAAAAGAAGAGGGTGGAGATATGAAAGTTAAACTTCCTAAAACTCCAAAACAGTTTGTTAACAAAGATAATGACGAACCAGTTAAGGTAAATTTAGATAAGTTTAAAGAAGAAAAGGTTGAAGAAGAGGTTACAAAAGTAAGCTTAGATGAACCTAAAGAAGAACCTAAAGAAGAGGTTAAGGAAGAAGTAAAAGAAGAGGTTAAGGAAGAAGTTAAGGAAGAAGCTCCTATTATAGAGGAGATAGTAGATGAAGAACCTAAGGTTAAAACTGACGAAAAAGTAAAAGAAGCAGTTGAAGAGCAAGTCGAAAAGCTTCAAGATAATGTTGAAGAAGCGGTAGAAGAAGCTCAACAAACTGGTCAGGAGCTACCAGAAAACATACAAAAAGTCGTAGACTTTATGAATGAAACTGGTGGAAGTCTTGAAGAATATGTTAGATTAAATCAAGACTACAGTAATATTGATGATAATACTTTGCTTAGAGAATACTATAAGCAAACTAAAGGTCATCTTACTGATGATGAAATTAGTTTTATGATGGAAGATCAATTTGCATTCGATACGGAAGCAGATGATGAAAAAGACATAAAACGTAAAAAATTAGCGTTAAAAGAGCAAGTTGCAAACGCTAAGAGCCATTTGGATGGCTTAAAATCCACGTACTATGAGGAGATCAAGGCCGGTGTTAAGTTAACGCCTGATCAAAAAAAAGCCATTGATTTTTTTAATAGATACAATGAAGCAAGTGCGGAAAATCAAAAATTAGCAGAGGAACAAAGGAATGTATTTACGTCGAAAACAGAACAACTGTTCAGCGATGAATTCAAAGGTTTTGAATACAAAGTTGGAGACAAAAGATACAGGTACAATGTAAAGGATGCAGGTAAAGTAAAAGATACCCAAAGTGACATCAACAATTTTGTTGGTAAATTCTTAGATAAGAAACAACAACTTACAGATCCACAAGGTTATCACAAAGCTTTATTTACAGCCAATAATCCAGACGCTATTGCAAATCACTTTTATCAACAAGGAAAAGCTGATGCTATAAAAGAAAGTATGGCAAAAGCTAAAAATGTTAACATGGATCCAAATCAACAACATGGAAATGTAGTTGCAGGAGGTACTAAGTTTAAAGTGGTTAGTGGTGATGATTCGAGCAAGCTTCGCGTACAAATTAACAAAATTAATTAAACCTTAAAATTTAAAAACTATGGCATTAGCTGGAACTGGTGCAGAATTAATGCACCTTACTCCTAGACCTACTAAGGATCTATGGGGTAGTAATTATTTAAACATCGCGGGTAACGATTTTAACTTCGCGAAACAGTTCCTTCCTGAAGTATATGAGAAAGAGGTAGAAAGATACGGTAACCGTACTATCTCTGGCTTTTTGAAAATGGTTGGCGCTGAAATGCCTATGGCTTCTGATGAAGTCGTATGGTCAGAGCAAGGCAGAATCCACGTAGCTTTTAGTGATGTACAGATTGTACAAGACGATCACAGTAACTCTCAGTTCACTTTGATTGACGACGCAACTGGTCCATCTTCTTTAAGACAAACAGCGGCTCAAAAGAAGGCGCTTCTTAAAGTTGGTGATACTATCGCTGTAAGTAAAAGTGGAAACACTGTTAAAGCTTATATCACTAGCATTCACGCTAGTAACCCTACATTCGTAGCGGCACCTTATAGTGTAGCTGATTTCTCTGCTGCAGGATCTGCGTATGACGCATCATCTGCTGCAATAACTGGAATTAAGTTATTCGTTTATGGTTCTGAATACGGAAAAGGAACTTCAGGAGTTGGTAACTCAATTGACGCTAAATTTGACTCTTATAGCAATAAGCCAATTATTCTTAGAGACAAGTATAGTGTAAACGGATCTGACACTGCTCAGATTGGTTGGGTTGAAGTAACTTCTGAAATAGGAACTTCTGGATACTTATGGTATCTAAAGTCTGAGCACGAAGCAAGACTAAGATTTGAAGATCAATTAGAAATGGCAATGATTGAAGCTGAAAAAACTGCTTCTGGTGTAACTATTACTCCAGGAAACGTTTTTGGTGCTACTTCATTCTCTCCTAAAGGTTCTGAAGGTCTTTTCGCTGCAGTTGAATCAAGAGGTATTGTTTATAACGATGCTGACTTTGGTGATACTGGTACAGGTGAAGGTATTGTAGAATTTGATAACATCCTTAAAGAGCTTGATAAGCAAGGATCTATTGAAGAAAACATGATCTTCGCTAACAGAGATATTGCTTTAGCGATTGACAAAATGTTAGCAAACCAAAATTCTTATGGTTCTGGTGGAACATCTTATGGTGTATTCAACAACCAAGAGGATATGGCACTTAATTTAGGTTTCTCTGGTTTTAGAAGAGGTTCTTATGACTTCTATAAAACTGATTGGAAATACTTAAATGACAGTACTACAAGAGGTAATGCTGATGATGTAGAAGGTATTATAGTACCTGCTGGTACTTCTACTGTTTATGATCAAATTCTTGGTCAAAACGTAAAAAGACCTTTCTTACACGTTAGATATAGAGCTTCTGAAGCTGATGATAGAAGAATGAAATCATGGATCACTGGATCTGTTGGTGGAAATTATACAAGTGATGAAGACGCAATGAACGTTCATTTCTTATCTGAGAGATGTTTATGTGTTCAAGCGGCTAATAACTTCGTATTATTGAAGAAAACTGACGCAGTACATGGTGACTAATCAATCATCTAATTAATTAAAGGTATGGGTGCTTCGGCACCCTCACCTTTATTTTTATAAACTTTTTAATTATATTATATTATGGAAAAATGGGAAATTAAAGATAGAACTTATATTCTATCTGGAATAAAACAACCTTTGGTATTTACAATACCAGGAAGACACTCAAGGAAAAGACCTTTGCTTTGGTGGGACGAAGAACAACAAATACAAAGAGAATTAAGATATGCAACAAATCAAAATTCACCATTTGTAGATGAACAAAAAGGTCAAATAACACTTGGTAGAATTGTATTTAGAAATGGATCATTATTTGTTCCTGGAAGAATGCAAAACTTACAAAAACTATTATCACTTTATCATCCGTTAAAAGATAAAATGTATTATGAACACGATATACAAGTGATAGCAACAGATCAACTTGATGTTATAAACTTAGAAGTTGATGCATTAATTGCGGCAAAACAATTATCAGTAGATGAAGCTGAAGCTATTTTAAGAGTAGAATACGGTAACGCTGTATCTCAAATGACTTCAAAAGAAATACAAAGAGATATTTTGTTGTTTGCTAAACAAAGATCAGCTTTGTTTTTAAACTTAATGCAAGATGATGATGTTCACCTAAGAAACTTTGCAATAAAAGCTGTTGAAGCTAATATTATAAAACTAGCTGGTGATAACAGATCATTCCAATGGGCAAGTAATGGTAGAAAATTATTTGAAGTTCCTTTTGAAGAACACCCATACTCAGCTATATCTGCTTGGTTTAAAACCGATGACGGTTTAGAAGTAGTTAAAGCTATTGAAAAAAGATTAAAATAATAATCACTTATAGAGGTAACCATCTCTATGAGGTGGTTACTTACTATAAATAAATTAATATGGCAGTTAACGTAGACACAGTATATCAAAGAGTACTAGCAATAGCTAATAAAGAACAAAGAGGTTATATAACGCCTCAAGAATTCAACTTGTTAGCTAATCAAGCACAAATGGAAATATTTGAGCAATACTTTTATGACTTAGATCAATTTAGAGCAAAACCAGGAAATGATACTACGTATTCTGACATGATAGATTTGCTCGAAGAAAAAATAGATATTTTTGAAAAATATAGAATACCAATAGCACTACAAGATGCTACAGTAGAAAATGGATTATTCTTATTACCTGACGGTTATTATCGTATGGGCGAATTGTATTATCTATGTAATGACAAATACTTAGAAATAGAGAAAATTCCTCAAAACGATATACATCATATATTAAACTCACCTTTAACCGAACCAACAATAAACAGACCTGTATATGTTAGAGCTAGCGCTTTGACTGGAGACAACGATAGATATATACAATTATATCCGATTACTATAACATCGGGTGTAGTTTGTAACTACATATCTAGACCTAGTACAGTAGAGTGGGCGTATACAACAGTATTAGACGAAGCTTTATATAATACTAATAATAGTACTAACTTTGAATTACATATGTCTGAAGAAACAAATTTAGTAGTAAAAATATTAGAATTAGCTGGTATAATAATCAAACAACAAGATGTATATAGTATAGCTAATCAAGAAGAGGTACAAGACAAACAACAAGAAAAAGTATAATAAATGGGATTACTAGGAACAACAACACAACAATCGTATTATAACCAAAGTAAAAGTTGGACAGGAGATGGAACAGGTGGATCTGGAACATTATCATTTAATGTAGCTGATTCAGATTTTCCCACTAGACCTACACAACAAGCTAATATTGTAGTTTTTATTAACAATATTGAGATATCTAAAAGTAACTATAGTTATAACGGTACAAGCCCTAACGACACTACAGTTGATGGTAGTTATAACCTTGTTTTTACTAGCTCAGGTATTAATTCAAGTGTACAACAAACAAACGGTGCTCCAAACACTGGTTTAGTTATAACATTAAGAGAAGAAAGCGCTGCTGAAGAATATGGTAATTATCAGTACATAGGTCTTCAAGATTTAGTAAATAACTTTATAATACAGTATGTTGGTTTAGATAAGCTAATACAAAAAGTAAAAAGAACCGACGTATTTTTCCATGCGCAAAGATGTATAGCAGAACTTAGCTATGATACATTAAGATCAGAAAAATCACAAGAAATAGAAGTACCACCATCATTAACAATGGTGTTGCCACAAGATTTTGTAAACTACGTAAAACTTTCTTACACTGATAAAGATGGTATAGAGAGATTATTACTACCAGCAAGAAAAACTAGTAACCCCACTTCGTTATTACAGAATAGTGACTATGGTTATTTATTTGATAGTGATGGTAGTTTACTTACACAACAAGACTCTGACACATGGGAAAAATATAAAGTAGCTAGTGATCCAGATGAAACTCTTGATGATGTAAATGAAGAAAATGATGCTATAGATAAAACATATTTTTTAGGTGGTAGATATGGTATTGAACCAGAAAACGCTTCAAGTAATGGTTTGTTTTACATAGATGGAGCTAGAGGACGTATATTTTTTAGTGGATCTATAAGCGGTAAAACAGTAACTTTAAAATACATAAGTGATAGTTTAGGTACAGATGGTGAAATGCAAGTCCATAAATTTGCTGAAGAGGCTGTTTATAAATGGATAGCCCACGCTATATTAGCCACTAAAATAGCTACACCTGAATACTTAGTAGCAAGATTCAAGAAAGAAAGATATGCTGAGATGAGAAAAGCTAAACTAAGATTATCCAACTATAAGATGGAAGAACTTACTCAGATAATGAGAGGTAAATCGAAATTTATAAAACACTAAAATATGCCAGAATTAAAACATCACTTTCGTGCAGGTAAGATGAACAAAGACCTGGACGAGAGGTTAGTACCTAATGGAGAATATAGAGACGCGCAGAACATAGAAATATCAGTTTCTGAAGGTAGTGATGTAGGTGCTGTTCAGAATGTTAGGGGTAATACAAAGATTATTGGCAAAACTTATAATAGTAATTCAAAATCTATAACAGCTAACTGGGCATCGCAATTTGGATTAACAAACCCAGTTTGTATAGGACATGTTTTAAATAATGAAACTGATAAAATATATTGGTTTATAAAAGCTGATGAATCTGATTGTATTGCTGAATACGATGATAACAAAGGTATTATATCACCTGTTTTAGTAGATGCAAACAATATATTAGACTTCACGGCTGATCAGTATATAACAGGTATAAATGTTTTAGAAGGTATGTTATTCTGGACAGATAACAGAACTGAACCTAAGAAAATAGATATTGAAGTTTTTAAATCTGGATGTAATGGTGATTTCACAACTCATACAAAATATGATGGAGAAATAATACTACCAGCTGATTTAGCTGCTGCTTCAGCTTTTACAGAAGAAAATATAACTGTAGCTAAACAAGCTCCTATTACAGCTCCAACTCTTACAATGGCTACGTCAAAAAGAGGTGGTAGTGGAACTGGAACTGAACCATGTATAATTACAAACTCGACAGCTGGTCTATTTGCGGATTCAGATGGAAATGGTTTAGCAGCTGGAACTAGTAAATCTTTACATTTATCACCTCAATCAGTTTATCAAGTAGGTGATATACTAGTTATAACAGCTACATACGAAGAGCAGGTATCTCAGACAAATTATGAAATTAAAGCTAGAGTAACAAACGTTACTAGCAGCGGTGGTGTAGTAGGGGTAAAACTGCAAAGTGTACCAACAGAAGTGGCTTATGTACCATTGACATGGGAGGTTTTATTAGAAGAAGAAGGTGTATTGTTTGAAAAGAAAATGGTTAGGTTTGGTTATAGATGGAAATACACTAGTGGAGAGTATTCAGTGTATTCACCTTTTAGCGAATTAGCATTTAGACCAACTACGTTTGAATATTTATCTTCTGACGGATATAATGTTGGTATGATAAATAACTTAAGAGATTTAACAATAACAATACCTACCGGTTACCCAGTTGATGTAGACGAAATAGATATATTATATAAAGAATCAAATAGTAATAACATATATGTTGTAGATAGTTTAAAAAGAGATTCTTATAATAACTTTGATCTTACTTACAACTTAACATCTGATTTAATTAGTAAAACAGTTGAGTCTAGTCAAATACTAAGACCATGGGATAACGTACCGAAACTAGCTAAATCACAAGAAATTACAGCAAATAGACTTATATATGGTAACTATTTACAACAATACGATATACCTAATTATAATCTACCTGACATAAACTTGTCTATAGATACAGCTGATATAACAACTATCAAAGAACCTGAACTATCTATAAAGTCATTAAGAACTTATCAAGTTGGTGTTGTTTACATGGATAAATATAATAGACAAACACCTGTGTTTACAAGTAAAGATGCTTCAATTCAAGTATCAAAAGCTTTTGCACCAAAAGTATCTACATTAAAAGCTATATGTAATAACACTCCACCTAGTTGGGCAACTCATTTTAAGTATTACATAAAAGAAACTTCTAACGAATATTATAACTTAGCTATGGATAGATACTATCTAGCTGAAGATGGTAATGTTTGGTTAAGTTTTCCTTCATCAGAAAGAAATAAAGTACAAGAAGACATGTACTTAATATTAAAGAAAGGTCATGACAATGATGATGTAGTATCTGATAAAGCTAGATATAAAATATTAGATATACAAAACGAAGCACCTGACTTTATAAAGCTTACAAGAAAAGCATTATCTGCTGTTGATGCTAAAGCACATAGTGAAAATATACCTCAAGTTGGTAGTGTGTCGTTTAAGTTTCTTGGTCCTGATCCATTGAACAATCCTGCTTTTGCTGCAGGATTTACTTCTGATAACATGATACTACTAGATGTTAATGGTAGTAAAACAGAAAAATACGATATTGTAAGTGGTGGTTTTACTGGAGAAAAAGATAATGATGATCATATATACCAAGTAACAATATCTGAACCTATAAGAGAGGGTGAAACAATGTTAGATGGTTTAGCTGATGGTGATTCTATAAGAATAACTGTATACGAACAAAAGTTTGAAAGAAAACCTGAGCATTACGGTAGATTTTTTGTAAAAATAAATAGAGACGGAGCTTTTGATACTAATATTGTAGAGAAATATGCTGAAGAAGATCAGCAATGGGGTATAAAAGATTCAAGAGAATTATTTCCTAACTCACCAAATATGGGTGCTGGTAGTAGTACCAATGGTGAATCTTGGTTTGATACAAGAGATAGAAGAGTATCTTGGAGAATACAACAATCCTCAAACAAACATCCTAAGCAAGGTAGAGATTACATGACAATAATAAGATGTGGAGCTCCTGGTCAATCAAGGCCTAATAGAAGAAAGCACGATAAAAATAATACTATTAACTCTTTCTTAAAAGCTTTGACAAAAGGCGGTACTTATATGAGATTTAAAAGTAAAGCTGGTCAAACTGGAGAGATATACGAAACAACAAGTAATGATATATCGTATGATTTTAGAAGAGGTTCTGGTAAAAAATATTACAGTGCTAAAAGAAGAAAATACAAAATATACTTTAGACATTGGGTCAACCAAACACCTTATGAAGATACTTTTAGTTTACCTACATCAGGATCTTATGGTACTAACTACATAGATGAAATACAAATATTAGAGAAAGTTATAGAACAAGGCAACGAGCAATTAACTTCAGAAAACCCAGCTATATGGGAGACTGAACCTAAAGAAGCAGTTGATTTAGATTTATACTACGAAACTGGTGATACACTACCTATAGCAGATCATGGATCTGAACAAACTTTAGTATTTAAAAATTGCTATTCATATGGTAATGGTGTTGAAACAGATAGATTAAGAGATGATTTTAATGCTGTTAAAATTGACAAAGGTGTTAAAGTTTCAACTGTATTAGCAGAACAATATAAAGAAGAAAGAAGAAAAAATGGTTTAATATTTTCTGGTATATTTAATTCTACAAGTGGTGTAAATAGATTAAATCAATTTATAGCAGGTGAATCAATAACTAAAGATTTAAATCCACATTATGGTGGTATACAAAGGTTATTAGCTAGAAATACAGATTTAATAGCATTTTGTGAAGATAAAGTTTTAAAAATATTAGCGAATAAAGATGCTTTATATGAAGCTGGTGGTAACACACAGTTAACAGCAACAAATAGAGTATTAGGTCAAGCAATACCTTACATTGGTAATTACGGTATAAGTAAAAATCCAGAAAGTCTTGCTTCTTATGCTTTTAGAGTTTATTTTACTGACAGAAACAGAGGAGCTGTTTTAAGATTGTCTAGAGACGGTTTAACAGCTATATCAGAAAATGGTATGAGAGATTATTTTAAAGATAATTTACCTACCGCTTCGTTAATATTAGGTAGTTATGATGGTAGTAAAGGTTTATATAACCTAACACTTAATGACACTACAGTATCATTTGATGAAAAAGTAAATGGTTGGCCTAGTTTCAAATCATTTGTACCAGAAGCAGCATGTGCTTTAAATAACAAATATTTTAGTATAAAAAACGGAGAGATGTGGGTTCATACAAACGAATCAAGAAATGATTTTTATGGAGCTGGATCTGCAAATTCTGAAATTACTTTATTAGTAAATGATTTAGCTGAAACTATAAAAGGATTTAAAACATTAAATTATAGTGGTAGTAGATCTAGAGTTTATACTAATAATTATACAGAAGAAACTTCTACTTTTACTCCTGGTTGGTTTTGCGAATATATTAATACAGATCAACAACAAGGTTTTGTAAAAGAGTTCATTAAAAAAGAAAACAGATATTATAATAATCTAAAAGGTGTAGCTACAGCATTAACTAATTTAGATAGTCAAGAATTTAGCGTACAAGGTATAGGTCAATATACAGCTTTAGCTGGTGATATTAGCTTAGATGATAGAGAAGTTACTGTTCAGTTAACTGGCATTGCTAATACTACAGTTGAAGATCAAAAATTTGATGTTTCAATAGGTAGCGAAATACATTCAACTAAAACCTCTCAACAATTAACTATAATACCTGACACTGGAGCTACAATAACGGCTAGTGATTTAAGTGTAGGTTCTACAGGTACTTATGTTGATAGTGTTACGTTTGCACAAAGTGGTGATAATGTAATAGCAACTGTTAATTTCACAGATGGTGTTAACATGCCTTCTAATGATTTAACTATTGCTTTAGCTGTAACGGGAGATGGTAAACAACTAATATATAGATTACATGACTTAACGTTAACTAGTAATACTGATTCTAATATAACAAGAACAATAACATATAGTGGTACTGGAAATGCTACAGCAGAAGTGCATACTGATAGAACTGGATTTGAAGCTAATTATGATGGAACAACCTTTGAAACTATCGCTACTGTAGAGTTTAATTTAGATTCTAATTATGATTTTACAAAATTAACACCTCAATATAAAATTCTAAAACAAGATAATTTAGTTGAGAGCGCATATCAAGTAACATTTCAAGATTACGAAGCTGATGGATCGGCTATGACAATAGGTAGTGACGGTAAAACATTAGCAAATGTTGATAAAAGAACATTTACAATTAAGTATAAGTTTCCAGCGCAAGACACAAGTAAAGATCATATAGAGTTTAATGCATCTTCAGAACCTAGCGCTACTCAAGATGATGATCAAGTACGTGGTTATAATTTTGAAGGTGGATCACAAGTTGGTAGATTTGAACAAACTAAAAATTTAAAGATATACGGATCAGTAGGGGCTAAGTTTTCAATAAAACAAGTTATTGATAGTGGAACAGCTCATTACTGGGATGGTGATAGTTGGGAAACAGGAGGTACAACTTTAACAATTCCAAGTGCAGGTGTTTATACAATAGCAATACCATTTTATGAAGTTGTAAATACTTCAGTACAACATGTATATACTTTAGAAGCAAAATCACCTAGTGCTTTATTAAGTCCTTTAATGGGTAATGTGTTTAACACAGCTTCACCACCTGTTGTACAAAATCCATTTACTATAGATCAATTAGTTGATATTGATCTAACTGTATCTGCATCTAGTACATCTGGAGACTTTACTATAACATCTAGTAATTTTGTTAAATCAAACCAAGCATTAATGGAACCTGAAGAAAACTCAGAAGCTTCTCAATTAGATTTAACGATTACAGCAACAGCTACAGGTAATATATCACAAAGTAGAGAACCTGAAACTGATGATTTTACAAACTATACTTCTAACAGCTTTATATGGGAGTTTGATTCTGGAGGTGTAGCAACTATAGATAATTCACCTTCTCCTAAAACAGTTAGTATAACAGGTACTATAAATATTGAACAGTATGGAACAGCTGATACCACGTCAAATATTGACTTAGATGATTTCCTTACTAAAACTGGTGGTTCTGGTGGTGGTGGATCAATATTGTTAAATGCTGAAGTAACCCATGGACTTGGTGGTTATATAAATATAGGTAAACTTACATATAACGATGGTACATATAGTACTTCAAATGGTAAGGTTATACATATTGGAGTAGCTGACAATACAAACATAACTGGTACAGGTACTATATTTGGTAATTTCTACGGTAATGACTTATCACAAATAACTTTAACAATAACTCCAGGAACTGGTAACACAACTAATACATCTTGCTTTGACAATATGAGTGTAACGAAAGGAACATTAACAGGTGAAGATGGTAGTCAAGATTTAACCTATACTTGGTCAGCACAATTTGATGAAACCGTTACATCATCATCAGTGCCAACTTATAACATTAATGTAGCTTTAGCTAACGAACCTTAATAGATAGATTATGCCAGTAATAACAATGACTTTTCCACATGTTAATGATTCAGTTCAAGTAGGTGATACATCGTATTATCAAGCTTCAGGAACAACAAATATAACTGAAATGGGTACTGTAACAGCAGTAACTCCAACAACTGTATCAACAAATATAAGTGGTACTCAAACCAGACCAACAGGTAGTGACTTCATACTATTTAGTAAAGATAGTAGAGCAGCTGTATCAGCATTAAGAGGTTATTACGCTGAAGTAAAGATGGTTAATGACGAAACAACACAATGTGAACTATTCGACGTTGGAAGTGAAATATTTGAAAGTAGTAAATAATGTGTAATAATAATAACATAAATAAAATATAAAAATATGATAGGAGCAGCAACTCAAGCATTAGGCGGGTTAACTAGTATAGCTAGTGGAATAATTGGGGGAGGAGCTAGAAGAGAAGAGCAAAGAAAGGCTCAAAAAGAACTAGCTATAAATAAAGCTAGGTATGAAAATCTAGATACTTCTAACCTTGCAGCTAACATGGAAAACACGTATGAAGATCTGACTGTTAATACACAGGCGGCAGATATGGCTATGCAACAACAAAATCAAGCACTATCTAATACTATGAGTAGTATGAATCAAGCTGCTGGTGGATCTGGTATTGCTGCTTTAGCACAAGCAATGGCTGGTCAACAATCACAAAATATACAAGCCGCATCAGCTAGCGTTGGTCAACAAGAAGCTGCTAACCAAGCTATGGCAGCACAAGGAGCTGCTAATGTTCAATCAGCACAAATACAAGGTGCTCAAAACGCTAGACAAGCAGAAGCTGCTAAAACAGAAACTTTATTAGGTATGTCTCAAGCTAGACTTGGTGCAGCTAATGAAGCCAGGCAACAAGCTACATCAGCTATAACATCAGGAATTGGTGATGTAGTAGGTGGTGCTGCGCAAGTAGCAGCTGGTGGCGGATTTGGCGATAGCGGTGTAATGGGTAAAATTCAAGGATTCCTTACTGGAGGATAAAATTAAATAAGATATGAGTAAAGCATTAATACAAGGAGCTGCAACATCTGCTCCACAGTTTATAAACTACAACCCTTTTTCTAGAGAACAGATTAAACAAAAATCTTTAGAAAGAGTGTATCAAGATAGAAATGTCAGGAAATATATCGATCAATTACCAGCGGGTCTAGATTTAGAAAAGGTTCCAGGTAGTATGCACGAACCTGTTGAAAACTATTTGCAACAAAGTAGAATGAGATATGGAAGGTTAGCTAGGATGTTAGCTAGTAATAATATTCAAGCTGGTAGTCCTAGATACATGCAGGTTCAATCTGAAATGTTTAACATACAGAAATCATTTAAAGGCTTAAGCTCAGATCTAGACAACTTCAAAAATTTAAAACAAGAGTATCTTCAAGATTTTGATTCTGGTAATATATCTGTTGGTTCTTCAGATAGCAAATTAAAAGAGCTATTTGGTAAAGATGATTATAAAGTATCTATAATAGATGGTAAATTAAACTTTTTAATGGATGATGGATCTTTTCTAGCAGCTAATCAACTTGGTAGTGAAGTAAGTTATTTTAACAAAAATGCTAAAGCTATTGATGGTTTGTTAGCACTTAATCAACAAGCTTATAAAAACGCTGTTCCAATAGATAGAACTTCAGATTATTTATATAGAAGACAAATACAGCAATTAATTGGTGAGTCGGGTAGAGATGGTATGATTTCTTTAGCTACAGATAAGTTTTTAGATAATCCATTAATAAATCTTGACAACCCTGATGATCCTAACTTGTGGTTATTACAAGAAGAAAACCACGATCAATTAAAAGATTTCTTAGTAAACAACTGGATAAATGGTATATCTTCTGCTGCAAACCAAGCGTTCCAATTAAAAAATAGAGCTTCTAACGTTATAGGTCAATTTGGTGGTATAGCTATGGATACAGCAATGCAAATATGGGAATCAGGAGATTTAGAGCAAATAGGAAATTTATTACCCCTTGATAGTAAGACAAAAATCGACGCGTACGATGATGGTACTTATGATATAAAAATTGGCAATAGAGTTATGCCTTTTAAAATAGATCCTAACAATCCTGATCACTTACGACTTTATCTAAAAGCTTTAGGTTTAGGAAGTAAAGCGTTAAATGCTGCAGGGTATAAACCAACTGTTAGCATAGATATTGACAAAATATAATTAACAAATGCAAGATTTATACAGAAACATGTATCTTAAATACGCTCCGAATTTAAGTGAGGAAGAGCTAAATCAAAAAGTGTCTTACGCTATGACGCAAGACAAAGATACATTTGTAAATGCCTTCTACGATAAATACACTGGCTCAGGTCCGAGCAAAGTACAATCACAATACATAAAACAACAAACTGAAAACCCAGATGATAGATCTTTTGTAGATAAATTGGGTGATGCTTTTGTCATTGGTATAGATGACAAAGTAGCTGGTTTAATAAATGTTATGGAAGAAATACATGGTGGTTATCAAGATGTAGCCGACCAAGTTAGGATGTGGAATGACACTGGTGAGTGGAGATCTTTATCAGGTGAAGAGAAAGTAGCTAATAGATCTAAGGTTAAAGAAGAAGGTCTTAGAATTTTTGGTAAAAATATTTGGTCTGCTGAGGAATTACAACAAAAGGTTGATACAATGAGAGCTAGACAAGGTGTGTATAACCAAACAATCACTGAAGATATAGGAGATGGTAATATTGGTCAAGCTCTTGAAAGAGTAGTATTAGGTGGAGCTGAATCATGGACTAGTTATTTATCTCTTTTTAGTCCAAAAGCTTTAGGTGTATTAGGAGTATCAACTGCTGGTAATAAATGGGACGAAGAAATGGAGAAAGATCCAGATAGAGCAAATGCTCTATTATTATTAAACGCCGCTGGTACTGGTTTTATAGAGTTTGGTGAAGGTATGATTAGTAGACGTCTACTTGGTATCGGAGGAGGAACACCAACAAAAGCAGCAAAGCAATTAACAATGACCGCTGCTCAAAGATATGTTAATAACATAACAAGAGGTTTTGCTTGGGAAGGTGGTACTGAAATGGCACAAGCGTTAGGTACTACGTTATGGGACAAAGCAACTTTAGGTTATGACACGAGATTAGATACTAAACAAAAATGGTATGAAATACTTGATGAAGGTATTATTGGTGCTTTTATGGGTGGTAACGTTGGAGGTATACAAACGTTAACTACAGGTAATAGAGCTTTAGAAGGTAGAGCAGAAGTGTTATTAAGACCAGAAGAAGATAATAAGTATATAAAAACTAAATATAATGAGTTAACCAAATTAACTAATGAGTTATCAAATGAAAAAGATGAAGATGTAAGGACTGAATTAAACGGTAAGATTAATAAGTTAGCTGATGATATAGTTATTAAACAAAGTCAAACTCAAAAGGTAGTTAGATCAATGAGAGGTCAAGATCTTATGAATTATGCTACTAATGTGAACGTTATAAATAAAGCTAATAAAAAACTTAAAAAAGATAATATAGCTCCAGAAACAAGGAAAATGTATGAAAGCCAAGTTGAGCAAGCTACTGAAGCTAATCAAGTTATATGGAAAGATCATGTACATAAATCCCTTAATAATAATTTATCTGTAACTGAAGCTTATGCTAATAAAGCTGGTGTTAGACAGCAAGTTATTGATAATGCTACAGAGTTTCAAAAAGCATACGAAAACTCTTCTGTTGGTAAAAAGCAAGCATTATCTAATAACGGTGTATTCGATGATGTAAAACTTGCAGATGGTTTCTTTGACGGGCAAGGTAATTGGTATATTAATAAAGAACAAGCTTTAAAAACAGAAGCTGTATCAGTTGGATCTCACGAATTATTACATGGTTTAGTTAAATCAACAATACAAGGAGTTGATGGTAATCTTTCTACTGAAGGTGAAAGACTTGTAAAAGAATTTATAAATACATTATCACCAAGGCAAGCTAGAGTAATACAAAAAAGAATCGATGCTAATTATAGATACCAAAGAGATACTGATGGTAACTTGTTAAGAGACGAACAGGGTAAACTTGTTGAAAATGAATTTAAACAATACGGTGAAGAATATTTAAATGCTTACTCTGATGCTATTATAAAAAGAGAAATAAATTTAGATGAGAGTGTTGCTGATAAACTAGCAAACTTTTTCCAAGGTAAATGGAGGCAAAAGGGGATTAATAAAAACTTTAGAGATGGTTTAGATGTTTATGATTTTTTAAAAGGCTATAATAAATCAATACAAACTGGAAAGGTAGATGAAGGTTTAGTTGAAATGCTAAGAGAAAGTGCAAAAGCCCCAGCTGGTGGAGTTATGTTTTCTAACAACGTAGGTCGTAGGCCTGAAGAAATATATACAGGTGATTTATTAACTGATATAGATGCTTTAGTTACTGGTTTTGAAACACAAGAGTCGTTTAAAAACAATTATCCCGTTGAATTAACATATTTATTTGATCCAAACCCAGTAAATACTGGTAATGAAGAATATGATAATGCTATGAACGCACTCAAGAGAAATTTTGATTTACTTATTCTTAAAGGTATTCAAGGTAAAGGTTTATATGGTAAAGACAAAGACACATTCGCACGAGATGTGAAAGAAAGATTAATGATAAAATCATACCAAGAATTTGATCCACAGAAAAACGAAAGCTTCTATGGTTGGATGCATGGTAAAAAATCTATACTAAACTTTGTTAAAGGTGATGTAAGCAATGATTACAAAGCTGCTTACATGAAGTCTATAGATAAGCAAAGAGAAGGTAAAGAAGGTTCAGTACTAGAAACTCAAATAGCAGACACTGCTCTTAATCCAGAAGAGTTAATGATAGTTCAACAAAACGAAGAAGCTAGAGCAGAAGAAACAAAAGCAGATAATGTTAGAAAAAAATTAGGTGTAAAAAAAGATGGAGATTTATACAACGATGTACTAGATGCTAATGATTTAGCCATGTCCATGGATGTTACTGTCGAGAATTTACCAGGTATTTTAAAAGATACTTTTATTAGTAAGTTAACTGACAAGTTTAGTGGCTTAATGGGTATAGGTAAAAAATACATAGAAGTAGATAATGAAGGTAGATTAGTTGGAGGATTTTTATATGACAATGGAACATGGTTAATAAAGAAAATACCTGTAAGAGATTTAGTTCAAATGGAAAGAGAAGTACCTGCTGAAGAAAGAATATTTACTAGACCTGTTAAAACGAATATGATACCTAGTGAGATTAGAGCTCACGAAAAAGAATATGGTCATACTGATAATTTATATTATGAAAGCGAAACACAAGGACCAACTCTTTATGAAAGATTGGAACCTACACCAGATCAAATGCTTAAATTCTTTAATCCACCTGCTAAAATCATTAGTAAGAAAACTGGTAAAGAAGTACGTAGTGGTTTAAAAGGTAATAGAAAAACTACGTTGGCTAAACATGGTGCTGTTCAATTAGGTTTGGATGGTACAATGCAAGCATTAGATGCTCAACCTGAAGAAGCAAAAAGACCTAGTCTTAGATTAGAAAGCAATAAAAAACTATTACAAAAAGAAAAAGCAGAACTAGCATTACAAATATCAAGAGATCCTAACGTAAAACTATCTATGTCTACTTATAGTGGATTAACAGAGGCGGCAATGGCAATGGAGAATCCATATGATATGTTTGATAAAGGTTTTAAGAAAATAAAAAAATCTATATTAAAAGAAATTAACGTTCATGCTGAAACCGCAAATAAATGGTTTGAAGAGTTTTCAGAATCTTTAGAAAATGAAGGGCCTGTGTCTTATTTAGGTGCACAAGCTTTAAGTTATATTCAAAGAAAAATGGCTAACTCTGGTAAAAAACTAACAGCATCGTTATTTGAAACTACTAGTGAACAATTATATATAGATCAAGTAAAATCACATAAGGTAAAAGGTATAGAGATGCTGCATGATAAACCTACAAATGAAGGTGGACATCCAGATCTTAAAATAGGTATTAGAAAATCAGAGTTTAATATTGAACTTAAAAAAGGACCGTATGATGCTCAAGGCCCGAGTATTAATGGTAATATAGATTGGCTTACTGGAGATATTGAAATGAAAGCACATCCTGATTTTGTTCAAGATGAAAATGTTGTTGAATTAGTTAAGGAGGCTCAAAAAAATATTACAAAAGCTAGAAATAAAATTATAAGGTTAATGAAGGCAGAGTTTCCTCATTTACCTAGACCTGGTGATAAAAATTTCAAAAATCAAATACCTGCATCAATTTATAATAGAGTATTTAAAGTTAGTGAAGGAGGACAAGGAACAACACTAAGTCAAAAAGAAGGTGATGCTTCTTTTTATAAACTAGTATATAACAGTAAGAAACAAGCTGTTAAACTTATAGAGTATATAGGACACGGGTTGTTCGGTATGAATGCTCAAAGTATAGGTAAACAAGCTGTACCTGAGTTAGAAGCTGATATTTTATATAAAATGAGAATTAGTGGTAACACTGTTAAGGATGGTAAGGGAAATCCTATAATGGTTAAAGATGTAAACGGTGAACCAACAAAACAAAAGAGTGTAGGTTTTAGAATATTAGGTAGTATAACAGATCTTAAATCAAAATCTACCGTATCATTATTAGATAAAAAGAGTGTAGCTAAATTTTCTAGAAGTGTAAATGATTACTCAGGTGCTTTAGAGAATAACAATAAATTATTATTTTCTAAATCATTAACACTAGAAGAATCTATAAGAAAATTAAGATACATGGATAGGGCTTTACAGATGACAAGACGTAAAGATGCTCCAGCAAAAGGATTAAGTATAATAGATTTTGACGATACATTAGCTATAACTAATAGTCAAATATATGTAATGACTGAAGAACAAATGGCGGAGCGTGATGTTTTGATTGAGTACGATAGATTTAGGTTCGGGCCTTATTATCAAGCTGAGTTTGCTAAAATGGCAAAAGACTGGATGAAGATAACACCTGCTGAGTTTGCTGAACGATCAGAAGAATTAGAAGCTCAAGGTTATACGTTTGATTTTATAGAGTTTAATAAAGTCATAGATGGTAAACCAGGACCGTTTCTTGAAAAAGCAAGAAAGCTAAAAGAAAAATTTGGTACTAGTGATATATTCGTATTAACAGCTAGACCACAAGCGTCGGCACCAGCTATACAAAAGTTCTTAAAAGAAATGGATATAAATATACCATTACAAAATATAAAAGGTTTAGAAGATGGTAGACCAGAAGCAAAGGCTGATTTTATTGTAATGAAAGCTGCTCAAGGTTATAATGATTTCTTATTTGCTGACGATGCTATTAAAAATGTTGAAGCAGTTAAAACAGCTTTAGATATATTAGATGTAAAAGGTAAGGTATATCAAGCTAGACCTAAGTTTAGTTATAGTCAAAGGTTTAACGAGATACTATTTGAAAACGAAGGTGTTGACGCTAACCAAACAATATCTCAAGCCGCAGCTAAAACATCTGGTGCTATTAATAGTAAGTGGGAATTTTATATACCTCCTTCAGCGGAAGACTTTGTAGGCTTAATGTATAAGTTTATTGGAAAAGGTAAAAAAGGTGAATCACAAATGAAGTTTTTAAAAGAAACCTTAATTGATCCTTTTGCTAGATCCTACAGAATGCTAAATCACGCTAAGCA